TTATGCCTGCCCCCCTTGCTTGGCCGCGTCCTTACCCAAGGCTTCGCCAAGAATGGTTTTAAGCTGGTCACGCAGGGTCTGGATCCCGGCCTGCTCTGCGGCATAGCGCGCCAGCAGTTCGTCAGGATCGTGGCTTATCTGCTCGACCACATGGGGGTTTTTGATATCGAGGTTGAAGTTGCGGGCCGCAATCTCGTCGATGCTGACCTTCCAGGCCCGCTCGTTCTCGATTCGGGCAGCAAAGCCGTCCGTCTCATCGCCCCACCAGGAGATCTCGGCTTCAAACTCCTCGAACTTCATCGGCTTGGTCTTGCTGTAGTTCTTCACCCCGGCCGGATAGGGGTGCTCGTAGAACCAAACATCCTTGGTGGGCTGGCCCTTGGTGAAGAAGAGGATATTGGTCTTGATGCCGGTATAGGGGGCAAAGACGCCGCTGGGCAGCCGCACTATGGTGTGCAGGTTGCACTCGCTGGTGAGCAGTTGCTTGATCTTGGTTTTGACCCCTTCGCCAAACAGGGTGCCATCAGGCAGTACCACGGCAGCACGGCCGTTCTTTTTCAGCACTTCGATGATGAGCTGCAGGAAGAGATCGGCGGTCTCACGGGTACGCAGGTCGGCGGGGAAGTTCTGTTCGATGCCATCCTCTTCGGTACCGCCAAAGGGCGGGTTGGTGAGGATCACATCGATATCGCTATCCCAGCTAGACAGCGGTTTGTCGAGGGTGTTGCCGTGGCGAATTTGCACCGGTACTTCGATGCCGTGCAACAGCATATTGGTGGTACAGAGCAGGTGCGGCAGCTGTTTCTTCTCGACCCCCAGGATCTGCTGCTGCAGGGTCTGATGGTCGGCCGACGTTTCGACATAGTGCTCTTTGACATGATCGAAAGCGCAGGCAAGAAAACCACCGGTGCCGCAGGCCGGGTCCATGATCCGCTCGCCGAGTTTGGGGTCGATGCGGTTGACCATAAAGCGGGTAACGGCACGGGGGGTGTAGAACTCCCCTGCGTTACCGGCGCTTTGCAGGTCGCGCAGGATCTGCTCGTAGATGTCGCCAAACAGGTGGCGCTCGCTGCTGTCAGTAAAGTCGATCTCGTTGAGCTTGTTGATGACCTGCTTGAGCAGGGTGCCGTTTTTCATGTAGTTGAAGGCATCAGAGAACGCTTCTTTCACCACATAGCCGCGGGGGTTTAGATCAATATTGGCAGGCTGGTTTTTCAGGCTATCAAACAAGTCATCGTTGACGAAAGCGAGCAGGGCATCGCCGGTCAGCCCTTCGCTATCTGCCGCCCAGTTGCGCCACAGGAAGCGCTCGGGGATGGGGCAGCGGTAGTTATCCTGCTCAAACTCCAGCTCCTCTTCCTGTGCGTCGAACACTTTAAGAAAAAGCAGCCAGGAGAGCTGACCAAGGCGCTGGGCATCGCCGTCGATACCGGCGTCCTTGCGCATGATGTCCTGAATGGATTTAATGACTGAGCTGATGGATGACATGGCGTTCTCTTTTCTGCAAATGCGTCAGGATTATCGATAAAAACAAGCGGCCATGGTTGCCATGGCCGTACGGTGGTTCTGCTGCAGCCAGGGCGTCAGGCGCTCTGCTGCTCGCGATAAATTTCTTGCTCCAGTTCGGTGATGGCCTGCTCGAACTGCTTGGGACCACCAAAGCCCTTCTTGGCTAGCTCCAACGGGCGACCCAACTCGGTAAAGGGGGCGACTTTTAGCGCATCCTTGGTCTCAATCTCGGTCACGCCCTGATCGGCATACTTGTCGAGCAGGTTTGTGAGCACCTGCTGGGCTGTGTCGTTGTACTTGGTGAAGTAGTTGCGCTTTTTGACGTTGTTCGCTCGCTCACGGCGGGTCAGCGGCGGCTGATCGTATACCACATGGCAGATAAGGTCGAACGGGTCGAGATCTCTGCCTACTTCTTCTTGTAACACCTCCCACAGCACACCCACTTGTGCCAGCTCATCCATAATGGCTTGCTTGCGTTCGGCTGATTGCCAGCGCTTGGTGAAGGCATCCAGGGTGGCAAACTCCTTGAGCAGGGTCTTCTTGGTGTAATCCTTGAAGGATTCGGTCACCAGCTTGCCATCGGTATCGTAGTACTGCACCCGCTCGGCGATAACGTTGACGGCGACACCGTTGACATAATACTTGCGGACTTCCGGTTGAGGGTCGCTTGTTGGGTCAAACGGGTCACCCTGGCCATCACTCGCGCTACCAGTGGTATAGGTTCCTTCCCCAGTATCGCCAGCAATTCCGGACTCACTCCCATCCCCTCCCTCATCTTCTGGTAAGGGGTCTGCACCATCGATGATGTCACTAAGGCCATCATCAGGGTCATTGATTGCTTCCGGCTTAGTAACGATGACCCGTACAGGATCACCATCGAAACGAGGGTCGGCAAACTGCTCTGTCGCCTTCTTGAAGTCGAGAATGGTAAACCAGAGCTTGCCGTATTTGTCGTCGATACGAGTGCCACGACCGATAATCTGTTTGAACTTAGTTAAGCTATTGATTGTTTGGTCTAACACCACCAGCTTGCAGGTCTTGGCATCCACCCCTGTGCTCATCAGCTCTGAGGTGGTGGCAATCACCGGATAGGGCTTTTTCGGGTTGATGAAGTTGTCTAGCTGGGCCTTGCCAAGGTCATCATCGCCGGTGATTTTCATCACGTAGCGTTCGTCCTTGGCCATCTGTTCTGGATTGAGGTTGACCAGCGCCCGTCGCATCCTGTCGGCATGATCGATGTCGTTGCAGAACACGATGGTTTTGGCCATCGGATCGGTTTTCTTGAGGTAGTTAGTGATGGTCTCGGCCACCAGCTGAGTACGCTCATCGATCACCAGAGTGCGGTCGAAATCCTTCTGGTCATAGATGCGGTCTTCAATCAGGTTGCCCTGTTTGTCCAACTGCCCTTTGGTTGGACGCCACCCCTGCAGATCCACATCAATATCGACCCGCACTACCTTGTAGGGGGCAAGAAAACCATCTTCGATCCCCTCTTTCAGGGAGTAGGTATAAACAGGGTCACCGAAGTAATCAGTGTTGGAGACGGTTTCGGTCTCTTTGGGCGTGGCGGTAAGGCCAATCTGGGTGGCCGATGAGAAGTATTCGAGGATTTCGCGCCAGGCACTATCTTCGGCGGCGCTGCCCCGGTGACACTCATCCACCACGATAAGATCGAAGAAATCGGGGGAGACCTGCTTGAAGGCTTTCTGTGCTTCTTCCGGCCCGGTGAGCGCCTGATAGAGGGCAAGGTGAATCTCAAAGGCAGGATCGATAGTCCGCCCCGTCACCTTGGTCATGGCCGAGCCAAAGGGCTGAAAGTCATTGATCTTGGTCTGATCCACCAAAATGTTGCGATCTGCCAGAAACAGGATGCGCTTTTTGGCTCCCGCCTTCCACAAGCGCCAGATGATCTGGAACGCGGTGTAGGTCTTGCCAGTGCCGGTGGCCATCACCAGCAATATCCGATCCTCACCTCTCGATATTGCTTCTACGGTCTTGTTGATGGCCTGCAGCTGGTAGTAGCGGGGGGATTTGCCACTGCCATCCGAGTAGTAGTCCTGGCTGATAACTGGCAACTGGGCTTGGGTGTAGCCCTTCCAGGTGCAGAGTTTGTCCCAGAGCTGGCCCGGGCTGGGAAAATCCTCCAGCGCAATCTCGGATTCCAGCTTGGTCAGATTGGTCTTGTCATGAAATACAAAACCATCGCCGTTACTGGCGAACACGAACGGCACATCCAGCAGGCGGGCATAATCCAACCCCTGTTGCATCCCCTTGCCAATCTCATGCTTGTTGGCTTTGGCCTCGATCACCGCCAGTGGCAAGCCCATCTTGTGGTAGAGCACAATATCGGCCGATTTGACCTTTTTGCGGGCCGCCATCTGGCCGCGCACCACCACTTTGCCATCCCGCAGTTTCACCTCTTGGCGGATCTGGGTTAAGTCATCCCATCCGGCACCTTTGATTGCTGGCAGCAGGAATTTGGAGATGATGTCGGCTTCGGTAAGGGTTGTCTTGTTGATCTCGGCCATGAGCGATTTCCGTATACGGGACAGTATTAGTCGAAATCATCTCATAGAATCAGCCTGATTGGGTTGATCTTGGACTCATTAAGGAAACGAATTGAGACGCCTTGGGACGATATGGCACTCAGGCATTTCTGGCCCACACTAGCTGACGAGGTTCTCCAGGATCTGGTCCGCCTCTGGCATATCTTGGCGATCGCTGACCATCAGGTAACGAAGGGTATCCTTGGCTTCTTCCCGGTTCCGCGGCCGCAGCTCTGCCAGCAGGCCGAAGATGAACCAGTCTCGGGCAGACGACTCCATGCGGTGCTCGTAATCGCCACTGGTATCACAGGCCTTTCGCAGGTAGTGAAGGTCATTCCAGTAGGCCAGCTCGTGAAGGCAGTCCCTCAAAGTGTGCGGCATCAGTTCGGGTAGCGCCTTGAACCGACCGGCCACTTGTTCCGGCGGGTAGTCCCATTCAACTCGCTCAACTGTTCGTAGGCTCTCCAGGCAAAATACCTCCGCCGGTGTGTCATCCCACAGTTCATTCCCGAAGCGCCCGACCGCCTCAGCTTCCTTGGCTCGTCGTTCGATGGCACGCTCTGCCAGGCCATCCAGGTTGGCAAAGCCGATGCTGCCAAGGCCCGCCATGATATGCCCGGCACTGGCCACCAGCCACTTACCGTAGCGCGTTTCCAGTTCATCGAGTGGGGTGGTTATCCGGCATGCAGCCTCCTTGGCTTGTTCAATGCGGCCCGGGTCACCAGTCTCAATCACCTGGCGTAGCCATAGCAGGGCATCGATTTCCTTGTCACCTGTCACCACCTGCTGGGGAGGCAGCTCAGGAGCCGCCGGTAAGGTCTCCCTGCAGTTTTGCCGTGGAGGCAGGGTGAACATGGCCCGGTGCCTTGGGTTATCGGCAAACAGCCCCGACCGGCTGATGATGGACTTCACGGTACCCAATGGCAGGCCGGCTATGTCAGCCACCTCCCTCATTGAGTGGTTGCGGCGCAGTTCGAGCACCAGCTCTCGTTGTTCGTTGGTCAATCTCAAGGCAACCCCCTGTTGCAGTAAAAGTGTGATCTCGATCGGCTGTCTGCACTCTTTATGTATGAAAAAAACGGTGGCTACAGTGGCTACGCGGCTACAACTCCCCTCTAGGCCGCGCCATTTCTGGGTTTGTCGTGTAGCCACTACTCAAAAAGGTGGTGGCTACAGGTGGCTACACACCTCTTACTCGGTGGCTACAGCCCCCTTTTGTAGCCACTGTAGCCAATGTGTAGCCACTAAAAATCAGCCTAGTGGCTACACCTCTATCCCTTGATACATAAGGCCTACAGAGGTGTTTTGTTGTGGTGTAGCCACTGTAGCCACCATTTTTGTTTCTTCTTTCACGCGCGCGCATGAGGCAGAAAAGGCAAGGGTCACACTCGGTGGCCCTCTGGTTCCTGTTGGCTGAGGTTATTCATCCTCCAAGCCATCCCCTTCATCACCCAATACTCGCTCACCCAGCACATAGACCCTCATCCCCTTACCCATGCCTGGCAATCTGACCTGTCGCTGGAGCCGCTTCTTGTCTTTGCCTGTCAGCAGATATCCAGCCTCAAGGCTCAAGATGGCCGCTCGCTTGGGATCTCGCCCCTTGGTGATCTCAAGCCAGCCCTGGGGCAGCACAAAGAAGCTCACCCCATCCGACTCCACCTTGCGAAAGCCCACCATGTTGGCAGGACGATGGCTAGAGTCGAACCAGTCGGCAAAGCGTGTGAACTGGTGGGCAAAGACAAATCCACGTACCTGCATCAAGGTGGCAGCGTCCTCCTGGTTGCCCAAGTGCCCCCGTTCTGCCAGCCAAGCCTTGAGGCAGACCCTCACCGCTCTGATGGCTTCCCCCTCTGGCCAGCCGGTCACCCCCAATCGGGTGGCCAGCTCCCCGGCTGCGGCCACCAGCGCAAACCGGTTGATAGCTCGGCCAACCTGATTACCCGCGCCCTTGGGAGTCAGCTCGGCTGCCAATTGCTTAATCTCGGCCCTCAGCCGCTCTCTCTGCTCATCCATGGTCTGAGTCAGGGCATGGGCATAGGTGCGAAAAGCGATGCCGTGATGTGCTTCTGTGTTGGCTTTCAGGGTGTCGGCAAAGCTGCGGCCTCCATCCATGCCATGCAGCCACTCAAAGGCGCCATGGTGCCCGGTATCGCTGGGGATCTGGATTGTCCGCACCTCCATCCCGGCCTGGGTGCTCTTCCCGGCACTGGCGGCATGGTCCTCAAGGCTCAGCTCACCCGTGGAAAGGAACAGCAGCCGCCAGGCCTTGCGCTCTCTCAGCTCGCCATCCTGCTTACTGCGGCCCTTGCCTTGGCCGTTAGCCAGCATGTAGGCGGTCTGTCCTGCTTCCCGGCCGTCCAGCTCACCCAATTCATCCAAGCAGAGGAGGGCATCATTGCGCCGGCTGGCAATCCCTTCGATGGCGTTACCGGTGGCCCGCCAGGTTTGGGAGTACCGATCCGGGTCCCCATAGACACTGGCGGCCGCTTTCATCACCGTGGTTTTGCCGTCTGTACTCTCACCCTTGAGGTGGAAGCCACCGCCCTCCATGCCTACCAAGGAGAGCAAGGGAGCCGCGAAGGCGAGTGACAGCGCAAAGCAGAGGCGGGAGTTGCCCACAGCCAGCCCTGCAACCCCCTGTTGCCAGCCGGCCAGGGTACCGCGCTCGGTAAAGTCGCTGGCGGTGTAGCCGGCGGTCTGCAGGATGACCCCCTCAGCATCTGGCCCAATGGACCCACCGGGCAGCACATAGGCATGCCCATGCCACCCCGTGCGCTCGACACAGGTGATCCGCCGCTTGGGCTGGCAGCTCATCAGGTAGGCCGACAGCCTGCGCTTATGACTTAGCTCGATGAAGGGCAACCCCGCATCCAGCAGCGCGGCAAACACTTCTTCACCGTTGCGTGGGACCAGGGCGCGCACCGGCATGGCCCATTGGCGCGTCCGCCCGGCACTGTCGCGCCATTCCAACAAGCGGCCGTAGCCGCGGCCCTGCTCATCAGCGGTCTCAGCAAGTACATGGACGGGGCTGGCGATGGGTACCCACTCTTGCCGGGCATCCTCACCCCGACCCACTGTCATCAGGGCGCACAGGCGCGAGCCCCGAACCTCGAACCCTGCCGGCAGCTCTGGCCTTTCCTCTGGATTGCCTTTCACCAGATGGAGTTGGGCCACATTGTCTGACCAAGGCGCCTCGTCCGATTGAGTGTCTGCCGCCAGTGTCTGCTCGAAGTCCACCACCTCCACCAGTTGCCAGGGCTCGGCATTCTGACCAGGGTTACCGCGGTAGAGCTCGGCCTTGGGGGCTTGCTTGCGCAGAGCCACGATCAGCCGCTTGGCTTTCTCGGGAGCCAGGTTGCCGAACTGGTGAACGATGACCTTCTTGGTGGCATCCCGATCGGCCATCTTGTAGAGCCTGGCGCCTTCATCCAACTGAGTGGGCCCCACATACAACGCCTGCTCTGGCTCCACTTCCGGGTCAATCGGGTTGTCGGTGACCACTGCCTCGTTGTGTGCGCGCTGCAGGGTAGCCCTGATGCCGGCATCCCTGTTGGCTTGCTCACCGGTGTGGATCACGACCACCTGCAGATTGTCCAGGTCCGCAAACTTGAGGAAGGCACCGGCCCGGGATGGCGGGCTGCTTTGATGACCGGGGCCTGCAGCCCCTTGGTGTATCGCTGTCATTGCATAGCCCTCTGCTTGCTCTCCTGGGCCAGCTCAACGATAGGGTCCTTTCCCTCCTCCAGCATTTGGTGAACATCGGCGCAGAAGGCGCAATACATCTGATCCACCACCAAGGCACCCAGCGGGGTCAAAGTCCCGTCCACCACCATGTGCCGCAGCATCAACAAGGCATCGGCCTGCCCCTGCTGCGCCCCGGCGTTTTCGAGGTGAGCGGCCACGATGTTGTTATGAATGGCCATTGTCAGTGACTCCGCAGCAAGGGGAAGCTGGATCCCCAGGTGAGTAAACACATTGCCCCGGGTGGCCAGGTAGGCCTGGGCTAACTGCTCCACCAGCTTATTTATCTCGGTCATGGCAACCCCCTGTTGCATTGCGCTCGTCCGATTGTTTCTGGGCCTTGGTCACCCGCTTGAAGAGTTCCCGCAGTACCGCGGGGCGCAGTGGGTTACGTGATAGCTCGCGCCACATGCGGCCATTCAGGGTGTTTATCAGTCGATTACTCATGGCGTGTCCCTCCCAGCAGAACAGCAACCAGTTCCTTGAACGCCCGGTCATCCAAACCGGCTTTCAGTTCTCGAGCCTCCTTGGTGGTGACTGCCACCGCGGCGCCCTTGGTCTGTGCAATGAAACGGTCCCGATCGCTTCGCCACAGGAAGGCGCTCAGGCTGCCCTGTTGTGAACGTTTACCGGTACGGGGGTGAGTGGGGCCAATGAAGGTGGCCGGCTCGCTGCCGTTGGCCCATGCGAAATAGGTCATGCCAGCACCTCCTGGCAGAGCCCAACCTCAACGCGCAGGGCATCAAGCAAAGCGCTGAACTGCGCTCGCTCTTGGAGGCATAGATCGGTTTGTTCCAGGGCATCGGCAAACTGCTCGAGCAGTGCCTCTAGGCGGGATGGAGTGGACTGGGTCATGCGGCCACCCCCATGCTCGGGGTGCGGGACATAAACACCAGCGACAAGCCAGGCAGGTTAGCGCGGGCTTGGTTCTCGGTATTGGCGATGACAGAGATAGTGCGGATTCGACGAAGCTCTGCCAGACAACAGGCTCGTTGACGCTGGATCAGGAAGGTGAAGATTTTGGGTAAAGCAGGGGTGGGGACAGTAGCCATGACGGCAGCCTCCAAGGTCAGCAAATTGTCGCTGCCACAGATAGACGCCAATCTTCTGGTGACAGCCCGGACGAGGTTGGCGTAACTGGAGACCTTGGGATCCAGCGCTCCTTGCGGAGCCCTCGCCCGAGCCGCCATAACACGGTAGGCACTGCCGACCAGATAAGCCAGCAGCGCCCCTAGAAATGAGGGACGAGCACCGACAAAAAACCACGCAAGAGCGTGGGTCGGCTCCAAGACACTTTTCGAGACGCCAATCTCGGCAGCGGATTTTGCCGCTGCAAGAGGAATCGTACTCCGTTGGACGTTGTGGGACAAGAGTGGAGGGTAAATCATGTCCGGCCCTCCCGTTCAACATTTGCAGCCAGCATGCTAGAGAGGCGTGCTTTGCGCTCCGCAAATGGCATGCCTGCATCAATCAGGGTGGCGTTGCTGCGTTCAAGGTAGGCGATCTGTTCGAGCTGATAAGAGTCCATGTGCTGGCGTACTTCCCGGCAACCACCATGCAGTTCAGACCAATCCTTGGCATCCACCCCTAACACCAACCGGTTGAGCATGTTTGATTCGTTGCTGTAGTGGTGAGCTTTGGTTTCCTTACCTGCGCGGGTTCGGGTCTGCTGCAGAGCACGGCACATCAACCCATGGTAGTCCTTGGTCACCTCCCGCTGTGCCTGCCAATGAGCCACCGCGGCGGCTTGCTGCTCAGGTGCCACTATGGATAAGCGACGCTCACACTCAATGAAGTAGTGGCGAGCCCGCCTTCCCTCATCGTTGCGTTCGACCATTGCCAGCTCTTTGGCCATGTCGAGCGCAAGATGGTATTCCTTCACTCGCTGCGGGCGTGCTTTTGAGCTCCCCGAATTGGGGGAGCTCAAAGTTTCAACAACGGTGTAATCCATTCCCTCGATAAAGCAATACTCCCCGATCCGCTCCTGTACCCAGGTGGAGAAGTCACGGCCCACCTTGAGGAAGGCGTGAAGTTCACGTGCGTTGACGGCCTGAATCGGCTCTCCACCGATATCTTGCTGATGGAGTGGCAGCAATTCTGACAAGGGATGGCTGTTTTTGGGCAAGGCTTCGCCCTGGGCAGTGAGCCCATATTGTTCATTCATGCATACCTCGGGACTAAGCGGCGGGAGGAAGGGGAATGGCTGCCGGCGTGCGAGCGCACAGAATGGCGGCGTAGTCGTCTGCCAGCAGGGCAGCCTGGCGCTGGTGTCGCCAGTGGTTGATCAGGGCCACCAGCTTATGGGCTTGCTCACGGTCGGCCAGCCAATAGCGCTTGAAGCGAGTGGTCCCGCCGCCGCTATGCTGGTGCTCAAAGAACGCATCGGTGATAGCTACCCCGTGGTTTCGACGGAGTAGGCCGATGCTGTTGCGCAAGTTGAGGTCATGGAGCCCAGCTAGTCCAGACAAGGCGCTGACGCCTTGGGCTCCCTGCTCCAGCAGGTGGGTGGCGACCAATTCATACTTGGTGATATGCTGACCCTGCTCAAGCTGGGTCGTGCCGTTCGCGGTGCGGCCTTTTTCTTTTTGCATCGTCCTCTCCTTACGCAGCTTGGCCTTGAGCGTTGATCCACTCGTGAACCTCTTCACATCGCCAGGCGGTGACCCGGGTTCCCAGCTTAATTGGCTTCGGGAACTTGCCTTCACCAACCATCCTCCAAAGCGTTGACTTGCTGAACGGCAATGGGCCCACCTTGCTGGCCGTGGTCACCAGTTGTGCCTCTCGAATAAATCCTGTTTCCGGTATTGTCATGTGAGTTCTCCTGAAATGAAAAAGCCCGACACAGTGGTCGGGCTTAAGAGGGATAAAGCAGTATTTGATGATGAATAGGGCTGATTTTGACTTGGGATCCTCCAACGCAAAAACCCGGCACGATGGCCGGGTTTGGATATGAAAAAGGCCCAATCTCGAGAGAATGGGCCATGATGGGGAAATCCTAACGCTGGTGTGATAACGAGTCAAGCAGTCGCTTAGCGTGTCACCCCCTCCTACCTCTTACCCTGCTCTGTGGAAGTTCACCGGACGAACATTGCCGCCCTGTTGTGACTCATAGAAGTCAGCAAGCCATTGCAAGAGCTTGCGGCGGTCATCCAGGTACTCGGCCCTATGGTAGGCCGCCCGCACCTTATTGCGCTCAGCATGGGCAAGCTGGCGCTCGATGACATCCGGATCAAAGCCCTCCTCGTTGAGTGTGGTGGATGCCAGCGCCCGGAAGCCGTGTGGGGTGGCAATCCCCTTATAGCCCATTCGTCCCATGGCATAACTCAGGGTGTTCTCGCTCATGGGGTCAGTCAGCTTCCGCTCGCTCGGGAACAGCAGCTCACAGTGTCCGGTTATCTGGCGCAGCTCCTCAAGCACAGCAAGGGCCTGTCGGGAAAGGGGCACGAGATGGGGTACCCGCATCTTCATCCGCTCAGCCGGGATCCGCCACTCGGCTCGCTCCATATCGAACTCATCCCAACGAGCAAAGCGAACCTCACCAGGGCGGGTCATCGTCAACATCAGCAGGTGGAAGGCTAGGCGGGTTGCAGGGTTCAATGGCTCAGCAGCCAAGCGCCGGTAAAACTCCGGCAGCTCAGCCCGCGGGAGCGCCGGCCGGTGTTCCTGCTTGGTGGCCCTCAGTGCCCCTTTCAGATCTTGGGCTGGATTGTAGCTGGCCCGCCCGGTCTGGATGGAGTAACGCATGACAGAGCTGATCCGCTGCAGTACCCGTCCAGCTGTCTCGGTGGCTCCCCTTGCCTCAACCTTGCGCAGAGCATCCAACATGATGGGCGCTGTCAGCTCAGCAACCGGCACCAACCCCAGATCGGGAAAGGCATCAACTTCCAAAGACTCGATCACACGCTTGGCATGACCTGGGCTCCAGCGGGCTAACTGACTCTGGTGCCACTCCCTGGCTATGGCCTCAAAGCTGTGTTCGCTGGCGAGCCGGCTGGCCACCTTGCTCTGCTTACGGGCAAGACTGGGGTCGATACCTTCCGCCAATTGCCTGCGGGCATCCTCACGCTTAACTCTTGCCTCTTTCAAGGAAACCTCTGGGTAGACCCCCAGAGCCAGCACCTTCTCCTTTCCAGCGAAGCGGAACTTGAGGCGCCAGTATTTCCCCGACGAGGTGATCAGCAAAAAAAGGCCCTTTTCATCAGACAGCTTCTGCTGTTTGCCATTGAACTTGGCTTGTCGGGCGGCGGTATCAGATAGCGGCATGGGGGTATCTCCCGTTTTAACTTGGGGGTACATGGCAGACGCTGGGGGTATAAGCCACTACCTCACAGGCCAGGAATGGCGCGGGATAGCGGACAGGTGGGGGTACTTTTTACCCCTGCTGGGATTTGTACCCCCAGAGATACCCCCAATAATGGGGGGATGTCATGAGGCTTTATGATACGACGAGAAACAACAAAAAACCCGCAAGCCTTACGCTATGCGGGTTTCTGGTCTGCCGTGATACGGCATGAAACTGTAATATGGTGCCCGGGGTCGGACTCGAACCGACACGTCTTTCAACGGCGGATTTTGAAACCATCGCAAGCCGCTATGAATCAATGAGTTGCCGTGTTTTCACTGGTTTGCTTGGGGATGGATGTGGCTTATTGGGTGTCGCTGGTGAGCGCTGCCGCCATTTTGCCGCCATCTTTCAGCGCGGTGATCGGGTTGAGTTTGACTGCATCCTCGAGGTGGTCCGGGGCGAAGTGGGCGTATCGCATGGTCATTTTGATGTCGGTGTGACCGAGGATGCGTTGCAGCACCAGGATGTTGCCACCACCCATCATGAAGTGACTGGCGAAGGTGTGGCGAAGCACATGGGTGCGTTGGCCGGTCGGCAAGGTGATCCCAGCGCGGCGCAGCGCCTTCTCAAACTCGGCGTAGCAGTCACCGAACAGGCGACCGGTGCGCTTGGGCAGCAGCGCCAGTAACCAGCCGGCCACCGGCACGGTGCGATTCTTCTTACCCTTGGTGCGGGTGAAGGTCAGCCGCCCGATGCCGACCTGTGAGCGAGCCAGCTTTTCTATCTCGGACCAACGCGCCCCAGTCGAGAGGCACAGCATCACGATGATCCACAAGTCTTTCAGTCCCGCGCAGGCCGCCAGTAGCTGCTCGATTTCATCCTGATTCAGGAATGCCAGCTCGGATTCTTGCACCTTGTACTGGCGCAGCACCTCCAGCGGGTTGCCGTGGGCCCACTCACCCAGACGGCCAAGTTCATTGAACACGGCCTGCAGGTAGAGTAGTTCACGATTGATGGTGGTCGGGGATACTTGCTTACGCTGACCGGGCACATAAAGCTCGCCTGCCAGCCGCCGCTCGCGGTAGGCCGCAAACTGCTGGGCAGTGAACTCGGTCGCCAAGGGATTACCTAGCGCATCAGCCAGCCAAATCAGCTTGTCACGACGCCGGTCGCCATCCGTCAGGGTTTGGCCGTGGCGACCATACCAAAGCGCCACAAGGTCGTTCAGCCGCCGCTCATCCACATTCCCCGCCTCTGGCTGTTGCCAGGGCTGGGCCAGCATGTGCTTTTCCCACGCCAAGGCTTCGCCCCTAGTGGCGAAGCGCTTGCGTTTGCGAGGGCCATCTCGGCCTTGGGGGTAAACCTCAGCCAGCCAGAGCTTGGGCTTGCCGTCATCGAGTTTGCGAACTGTCATACTGTTTCAAGTTGATGAGACTGCTCAAATAGGCCATCTCGCTCAAATGGGTTGTAAATCTCTATGGAGGACGAACCATCTGGGAGTGTTATTGTCCGCGTGAAGCTTCCATTTTGGAGAAGAGCGACAAATTCTACCTGCGTAATGGCTATTCGCTCAATCTCGACCAAACGCTCGCCATCAGGCTGAGAGACGGCGATCGTTACAGTTCCCTCATCATAGGCTTGAGAGTTAATGGCTAAAGGGACCCGGTCTTGTGTTCGCTCACCCTGAGTAGAACTGGCATTATTCCTACGCAGAACTCCAGTAAATTCGCCCTCTATACGGTCAACTGTGTCATAGCCAGCCGGGGTTGAAAACTTAACGGATAGTACTCTCTCATTCGTCATTTTTACAAATTCAGACCATGGGCCTCTATGGCCTGAGACGTGACTACAAATTAGCTCGCCACCGATAAAGTTAAAGGCGTGGCCTTGAGTCCAAACACTCTTTGAGATCTTTTCTTTTGGCTTGTCTGAGTTAGATGTGGATATAGCAGTAAACTTAATATCCAAAGATGGTCGGTGAGCCTCATGAACACAAAAACGCCATCCAGCAGCATAGCTGTCAATGAAACGAGCGATGAGGCATTGCCGTCTTGGCAAAGTGCGCCATGTTGTAAACGTGTCACGAATGTAATCTATGTCATTACTTGGCTCATTGTCTGTAGAACCCATTATGAGATCATATTCGCCGACCTCCGGGAGCTCACCAATAGTAATGAGGTTGATGAACTGCTGCTCGGTTAATGCGAGAGCACCAGCATCACGCGCTTTTGCTGTTTTAGTAGGGCCTGCGTTGGGACCGCAACAGAGATACGAGAGCCGCTTTGTAACGTCTTTCTTGATAGTTAGGCCAGCACTTTCAGCTTGAGCCTCTAACCGATCTCTATCCGATTTTGAGAATCCGGTGAATGCAATTTCAGCTTTTCCAGTAGATTGTTTAGGCCGGGTTTTCGAAGCCCTTGATTGAGATGAATCGAGCAGTGATGGAACATCTGCAGAAAGTAATTCATTTTCGCTGTTAAACATCGCCAAGATTCTATCAATACGAAAAGTTCTGAACTGTTTCTTGGGTAAAGCAACACCTTGTAAATGATGGTCGCTGACACTGATATTAACAACATGATAGCCTTCAATGTCTCCATCTGATTTTTCGTAGATGAAGAATGCCTCTTTGTCAATTATCTTGCTGTTGTCAAACATTGTAACTCCCTTTAAATGAAACCCATTGAGTTAACTAGCTATAGAGCTAAGGCTATCAACCAACTTCAATTAGCAAAAAGGGCGCTCTAGCGCCCTATCGTTTTCTAAATATCCGGTGCTCAACCATCACACCGATGATCTCGATGTGCTGCCGGTCGGAGTGCATGGGCGGGTAATCGTCATTGAGCGGTACCAGCTCAAACACCTCTTGCCCATTCTCATCAATGCCGCGGGGCCGGTACTTCTTGAAGGTGGCCTCTTCACCACCGTTCTTGGCCACGACATAGTCGCCAGGGCGAGGTGACTCATCAGGGTCAACGATGATCAGGTCCCCCTCATTGAAGAACGGGGTCATGGAATTGCCGCGCAACCAAAGGCCAAACCCGCAAGGGCCAACGTCGACACTGGCAGACACATACTCAACATTGCCATCGAAAGTTGTGGCCTGCTCACACACCTCCCGCCAATTACCAGCCTGGACATAACTCAGGATCGGTACCCGATTTCCTTGAGGGATCACTGCTGGTTCGACGTTTGAAAGCTCGGGCGAGCCTTTCCCCGTTGAAAGCCAGTGAGGGGATACCCCAAACACTTTCGCAAGTGCAATCAGATAATCCCCGCTGGGTGAATGCTCACCACTTTCCCATTGCGATACCGAAGCCCTGCTAGCTCCAACAAGCTCACCCAGCTTTTGCTGGGTAAGTCCTTGTTTCTTCCTTAGTTCTTTGATGCGTTCACTTTTCATGTTTAGCACTCTAAACAAAACAATGTCAAAAGTGCTTGCGCCAAATGTTAAGCGGTCTTACCATCGCAAAACGTAAGTAGTTTTGACACTGTTAAGCAGTCTGACACTGGAGGTTCTGTGAAAAAGAATGATGTCCTTGAGTATTTCGGTGGTGTGAGCAAAGCAGCCAATGCACTTGGGATCACCAGGTCCGCAGTATCCCAATGGGACGAAATTATCCCGGAAAGTAGCGCTTACAAGCTCGAGTCACTGACCGGTGGCAAGTTGAAAGCCGCCCCCTCCCAACCTCGCACAGCACAATAAGGCACCCATGCCACCTCGACATATCAACCCTGCCGTGTCGTCAGCACCTGCGGCAACCGTCAGCGCGATCAATCTGGTGATCTCCCCCGACACCCCGCCACTGATGCCCATCGCCAAGTTTGCCGAGTGGGTGGGGGTTTCTGTCGATACCGCCCGCCACTGGGTCAAGACCGGCCGCCTCGATGTGATGGAAAAGACACGCGGCAACGAGCTGGTGATGGTCAAGGTGCATGTGTTCATCGCTAAGCAGATGGCGGGGTCCGTGTTGGCCCCCCAGTTCAAACGCGTGGGTTAACCATAGCGACCTTTTGAGGGAAATCAGAGTGTCAAACAAGCACCATTTTTCACACCGCCACTTTGCCGCCGCCTGCGATGCCTTCAAGGATGCGCACAACATCAGCCAACTGGAGCGAGAGCTCGGTATGAAAAGCGGTGTGTTGCACAACAAGTTCAATCCCGCGTGCACAAGCCACAAGTTAACTGCTGTTGATCTGATCGCCCTCTATCGCGCTACCAGTGATGACGGGCTGTTTGATGGCTTGATGTTTGACTGTCACCTGACGGCCGTTCGCCTGCCTGCCGCTGCCTCCGCCGCCCCAGAGGCTCGCGCCCAGCAGGCTCTCAATGCCGGCGCCCAGATCATGGGCGTCACCGCCCAAGCGACCACCATTCTTGCCGGTGACCGCGTCACCAAATCCAACAGAAACACCGTCGTCGGCGGCTTGTGGGCTGGCATTGAGCACCTGGTGCTGCTGGCAACCGAGGTCGAAGACCGCTTTCACGCCGTCCCTGGTCTTGCGTGTGCTGCCGACATGGCCCGCGCAGCCCTCGGCGCATAGGAGACCAGACCATGAGATTTCCGTGCCCGCATTGCGGATCACGAAGTGCCATACGCAGCACCAACCGCATGAGCCCCCTCACCGGGATCCTGCGCTGCCGCTGCAACAACGACGATTGCGGTTTTGTGTTCCAGGTCGGCGTGGAAGTGACGGGGTATTACGTCGCCAGCGCCCTCCCAAACCCAGCTATCAATCTGCCCAAGCTCAGCGGCGTCGGCCGCCACTGGGAACCGGGGGTGAACTTCAAGGACGTTGCCCCGCTGCGCTCAACCATCCACCCGTTCAAGGCAGTGAATGCAGCACGTAGCCAGCTCCAGCCGGGGGCAAAGGATAAGGAGAAAGAAGAGGCTTAGACAACACATGAGGGGGGAGCTCTCCCCCTCGTTTTTACACCATGACCATGCAAGGGGGACACATGCAACAGCAACAAATCAACCACGACGAACGCAATCTGGCTGGCCTGACGCCAACCGAACAAGTGGCCATGAATACGGCGGGCTGCCTGCTGCTGCGCGAACTGTTCGGCAAAACGCGCTCCAGTCTGGATACCGACTGGCTGGCCATGAGCCAGGCCAAAAAAGCGGCCATCTGTGCCATCGCCCGCCAGCCACGGGGCGAGCTGATGACCGCAACCCTATCAGCCCTGCCCCATGCACAACGCGAGGCAGTCAGGATGGCGGTGATCGCGCTCGAGTACCAGGGGGAGTTTCGCTGCGGCTGTGACGCCAAGGTGTGGCACCCGGCGCCGACCACCAGAGCCATCGGGGATATCGAGAGAGAGAAGAAGGAGAGAGCCGCGCAGCTGCGCATGAAACGGGCCGTCATGGCCGCCAGCCAGATAACCCAGAACGGCCCGCGAGCAATCGGGCAATAAAAAGCCCGCTTAACGGAGCAGCAACTCCAAGCGGGCCTTCAATCATCAACTAGGAAAATTGACATGCCAACTTTAGCGATCCCTTGCGCTATGCGCAACCTTCGAATCCAACAACGCAAGCTTGCGGGCCGTTATGGCTCCCGTCTTAGCCAACATCCGAACGGTGTGGCGCTTATCGAGCGCTCCACGGCGCTGGCGTGGGCCTCCCTGTTCAGTTGCATCACCCCCTGCACCACTTCACAAGGAGCCTGACCATGACCGCACAGCCGAGCCAAATCAATCTGTTGAACCACCATGCTGCCAAGCGCCTGCGTCAGTTGCGGGAGCAGTTAGCCCTGAGCCGCCCCAAGTTTGCCGATCTGCTGGGCATTCCGCCCACCACGCTCAAGAACTACGAGCTGGGATACCGCGAGATCGGCGGCTACCTGTTCCTGCTGATCGCCAACCATCCGGCGCTGGCCCAGCACGGCCAGTGGTTGCTGACCGGCACCAATGCCAACCAACAGCAGGGGGCATAACCATGGCCGCCGTTATCACTCGTCACACCGAACCGAGCATCAAGGCCGCCAGCGCCTACCTGGTGCAGCAGGGTTACACCAACTGCGGTACCACCTGGCTACGCGGCCAGAACGGGTACGCCCGCATGGAGCGTCTGACCTCTGGCTTTATCCGCATCATCGAGGGGGTTGCATGAGCATCGACGCCATTCATATCGCCAGGCGCGCCGAACAGGCCGTACTGCCGCTGCTGACCGAGCTGCTGGCCAGCACTGAGCAGTCAAACCGCATCGCTCTGGGCGAGCTCTATTCAGGGGATGAGTACATCCAGGTGCAGCTGGTCGTGACCAGCCGCCCTGCAGATCTGCTCGATGACGACTCAGTGATGGGGGATGAGGAATGACAGACCTGTTTGAACTGGAAGCCCCGCAGGATGCCCAGAACACCACCGAGGCGGGCCCCGCCCACATGCAGCCGCCTGCACAGGTCAGTCAACTGACCAAGCACTGGGAAGCAGCAAGGGACGAATTTGGAAATTCGCGCCATGTCATAACCAGATCCAGCGTCGGGGAACTGTTGGCACTCGGTGCCATCCGCGCCGTGTACTGGCTGGCCGTCGGCAGCGCCGAGCTGGCACTAGCAAGGGAGATCTCCGAGTGGTGGGCTAGTCACAATCCAATACACAGGCTGGGGGAGACCATCAAATGAGCCACCGCCTGATCTCCGAACTGCAAACCCGTGTGGATAGATGGTTCGACACCCTGATGGGCGATGAGGCCCGTTTGCGCTCGTATCAGCGCCGCCTGCTGGAAATGCGCCAGCTATCCCCTCGCCCACGCTGCACGGTCTACCTGACCCTGCGCCAGTGTGTCGCAGCCAGAAAGATGGCGAGGCATGCCCGCCATACGCTGGCCTCATGCCGGAACAATATCAGGGAGTTGTCTGCACATGAGTAACTTCAACCTCTTCAACGAGATCGTGGTGGACAACTTCGCCGGTGGCGGCGGCGCTTCAACTGGAATCGAGATGGCGCTGGGCCGCAGCCCGGAGATTGCCATCAACCACGACCAAGACGCGATCTCCATGCACACCGTCAACCACCCGACCACAGAGCACTATTGTGAGTCTGTGTGGGATATCGTGCCGCGAGATGTGGTGGCAGGCCGCCCTGTTGGTCTGGTCTGGCTATCTCCCGACTGCAAGCACTTCTCCAAGGCCAAGGGCTCGACCCCGGTCAGCAAGAAGATCCGAGGCTTGGCGTGGGTCACCCTACGCTGGGCTGCGACTGTTCGCCCCCGGGTGATCATGCTGGAGAACGTCGAGGAATTTCAGACCTGGGGGCCGCTGCTGATCGACTCTGAGGGCAACGCCCGCCCGGACCCGGCCAAGAAGGGCCGCACCTTCAACAGTTTCATCAACGCACTACGTCGCCAAGGCTACAAGGTGGAATGGCGTGAGCTCCGCGCCTGCGACTATGGCACCCCCACCATCCGCAAGCGCCTGTTCCTGATCGCTCGCCGTGACGGTGCCCCTATTGTTTGGCCCAAACCAACCTATGGTGACCCGCATAGCAAGGAAGTGAAGGCCGGCAAGCTGAAACCATGGCGTACCGCCGCCGACATCATCGACTGGTCAATCCCATGCCACAGTATTTTCCTCACCCAGGAAGAGGCCAAAGCCCAGGGGCTCAACGTTAAGCGCCCCTTGGCAGAAGCCACGATGCGCCGGATTGCCAAAGGGGTGGAGCGGTTCGTCATCGACGCCGCCGAGCCGTTCATCGTGAAGTGCAATCACACCAGCAACCGCACTGTCTACGACGCTTTCCGTGGTCAAGGGCTCCATGAGCCTCTACAGACAGTCACCGCAGCCACGGGGTTTGCTCTGGTGCAACCACAACTTGCCCCCTTCATCACTGAGCATGCCAACGCCAGTCATCAGCGCAATATGCCTGCGGATGAGCCGCTGCGTACCATCTGCGCCGAAGTGAAAGGCGGCCATTTCGCTCTGGTGGCGCCGGTCATCGCTCGCCAGTTCGGCAACTCGGTCGGCCAATCCGTAGAAGATCCGCTGGGCACAGTTATGGCCAAGGCAGACAAAAGCCAGCTGGTGACCGCCTTCCTGGCCAAACACTACACCGGCGTCGTGGGTGCAGAGCTGACCCAGCCACTGCCGACTGTGACCACGGTTGACCACAATGCGCTGGTCACCAGCCACCTGGTAAAACTGCACGGTACCTGCCAGCACGGCCAGCCGGTAACTGAGCCCATGCCCACCGTCACCGCCGGCGGGCTGCATATCGGCGAGGTTCGGGCCTTCCTGCTCAAGTATTACGGCACCGACTCAACCATCCCCTGTTCTGAGCCGCTGCATACCGTGACAACACGGGACCGCTTCGGACTGGTCACCGTGCGCGGTGAAGATTACCAGATCGTCGATATAGGGATGCGCATGCTGGAGCCGCACGAGCTGTTTGCCGCCCAAGGTTTCCCGGCTGACTACGTGATCAACCACGACGCCTCCGGCAAGAAGTTCACCAAAACAGCGCAGGTGGCTCGCTGCGGCAATGCCGTATGCCCGCCACTGGCTGCGGCTCTGGTGCGCGCCAACCTGCCAGAGATGTGCGCAGATGCGCAGGAGGCGGCGGCATGAAAAGAAGCCACATCAAGTTGCAAGGTCACGATCGCCAATGAATCACCAGAACAACACAGGGCCAGCCGCCGAGGCTGGCCAATTTGGTTTTGCCATCAGCCGTCTGCCGACGCCAAAACCGAACCAGCTTCCGCTGTCAAAAAGAACACTCAAGGCCCGCATCGACGCCCTCGCCAACGCCATGCCGGGTACCAAGCTGGAGGCCGCCTTTGTGGGCGCCCCTGGTGAATCCGATCTGGTCTGGGCGGTGCAACTGCTCGACGGCCTTTCCATGCAGTTCACCCAGGTGCTGTTCAAGCAGTACGTGCGCCGCCGCAAAGATGGCACCGCTCGCAACTGCCGCAGCGCAAACATCTGGCTGCGGGAGCGGGTTAAGTGGGTCCGCTCCCTGGTGATGACGCTGCCGGTCGATGCCCAGCACCTGCGCGACGAAGAAGGCCGCAAGCGGGTCGCCCACCAGTTCGCCAACCAGACCGCCGCCATCTGGAAAAACATCGAGCAGAACACCACAGCCGGTGAACTGGATCTGATGGAGACATGGGAATCCATCAAGCAGCCAGCCAACCAATGGGCATTCATCGGCAAGATGCCGAAATTCAAAACCAAAGAGGCAAGGGAGAACTGGATCCTGAGCGTGATGGTGCGCCTGCTATCTGCCAAGTGGTGGGAGAAGCGCATCAACCGCTGCTGGGACAGGCTGCAGGAGCACATCGCCATTCTGCTGGGCAAGGTGCGCAAGGGCGTCTCTGCCTACATCTCTAACGCCACCATGAAGGTGGTGCGCGAGCGCAAGCGGGCCATGATGCGCTGGCTGGCCGAGTCGGAGGTGATGAACGAGCAGCACGACTTGGTTGTCTCGATGAAGGACTGCTGGGAAGCGAGCAATGCCAACCCGGTCAACCGCCGAGCCGAGATGATGACCCGCATGCGCGGCTTTGAAGACTACGCCGAGGAGCAGGGCCATGTCGGGGTGTTCTTCACCTGGACAGCCCCGAGCCGCTTTCACGCTTGGAAGACGGGCCGCAACGGCAAGACCATCGAAAATGACAAGTACCAGGGAGCAACCCCGCGCGACACCTGCGCCTATCTGGGCCAGCTCTGGAGCCGGGCCCGCTCATATCTGAAACGATGGGGCGTGCCTGTCTATGGCTTCCGCGTCTGCGAACCTCATCACGACGGTACGCCGCACTGGCACATGCTTTTGTTTATGCGCCCCAGCGACCGGAATGAGGTGATCAGCACCCTTCAGCGTTACGCCCTGACCGATGACCTGTTGGAGCTGGAGCGCAACAACCTGGGCATTCCCTTCACCGACTTTACCCCACGCTTCGACTGGAAGGAGATCGACCCGTCCAAGGGCGATGCCACCGGCTACATCGCTGCCTATATCGCCAAGAACATCGACGGCGAACACGTTGATGGTGATGACGAGGCAGGTACCAAAGCTGACCAGGGCGCCCAGCATGCCTGCGCCTGGGCCAGTTGGTGGGGGATCCGCACCTTCCAGCAGATCGGCGGCGCCCCGGTCGGGGTGTGGCGGGAGCTGCGCCGTATCAGCAACGCCAAGAAGCATGGCGACCTGGTGGGGCCACCCAAGCCGGTGCTGCAAGACCCGCGCTTTGAGGCGGCCCGTTTCGCAGCCGATCACGGAATCTTCCGCTGCTACCTGGAAGCCATGGGCGGCGCCATGGCCACCCGTGCCGATCACCCCATCAAGCTGGCCCACCTCATCGAGGAACAGGCCAACAGCTATGGCGAAGGCATCAAGCGCTTGATGGGGCTGCACACCGCCCGCCTAGGTATCAAGACCCGCCTGCAGGGGTGGGAAGTGGTACCAGCAGGCACCTATGAGGCCGCCAAGGCCGCCGGGGGTTCGGTTGGGGGTGTTGGGGTTAAGTCGGGCGGCAGCCCGGCTCCTTGGAGCTCTGACAATAACTGTACGCAGCCGGATCCAGCGGCGTTCGCGGATCAGTTGATGGCAGAGCAGTGGGGTTTATCTCCCTTCTCTATCAGCCGGTTACGAGCCGGATCCAGCGTGAGCGCAGACGGTTACACCCTCTGGCTGGAGAACGGCCAGTTGCAGTCCAGCCGCCACGGTCGTCCGGACGATGACGAGGCCAAACTGGCGCAGGAGTGGCAACGAGAAGGGGCCGAGCAGCCCACCATGCAGGGCCAACCAGATGAATACGCCATCCCCGCAGACGATCAGGACTGGCCGACGCTGATCAAGCTCTGCGGCGATGTGTATCAGGTGCAGGGCCATGCCGGCGCGCACCGCTGGATCGAGATGCTGCCGGAGCCTTACCGCAGTGAGATGTGGCGGGTGCTGGAGGGGCTGGACGTACCGGAGTGGCTGCAGGAACAGGACGACTACAGCGAACAAGAAGAGTGGGAGGCATAACGTGAACCACAATAGCCAAGGCGCCAGCGCCCAGACCGTCAGCAGGGACGAATACCGCCGCCTGGATAACCGGGTGACCTGCATCCTCCAGCAGCGCTGGCCTGCCAAGGAGATCAGCCAGTGGGTGGCCATGCTGCAGGGCAAGCAGCAGGCCGTGGCCTGCGCCATCCTGATCCGCCGCCATCCACGCCCCGCGCTGCTGGCCCTGCCGGCCATCGCCGTCGAAGTTCCGAACCACTTTCAGGCCAAGGACAGCCTCCCCACCGTGACGGTGCTCTCTGCTGATGGCCAGTACGTTGGCAAGCGCCACGTGGTAGAGGGCCGCACTCCGGTCGCCATCGACCAGAGCGGTACCATCCGCTGCGCCAGAACGGCCCGCACACTCTGGATAGCCCCGGGCAGCAGCATAGATCGCGCCAACCCGGGCGCAGCCGCACAACTCAATCCAACCTACCAGCCAGCACTGCACCAAGTAGTGACTGACCATCGCAAGGAGACAGCATGAACCCAGCCACCAAACGCAAGCAGGAGCAACGGGCCAGGCGGGCTGCACTCGGTATCAAGCGGGTGGAGGTGGAGCTCTCAGAACGAGAGCGCCAGCAGCTGGACCACCTACGCATCGCCCGGGCGGGAGCCGGTGAGCCTTACACTGCCGATGAGTACATCAGCACCCTGATCCGGCGTGACTGGGAGCGCTGGTTGGAGCAACAAGCAGAGCTGGCCTCGCAGATTTGTCCCAACTGCGAGTACGCCCTACCGGAGGGTTGCAGCGGCACCTTCAAGGGCGAGGTGGCATGCTGGCACACAAATGGGGATAAAGCCTTGGCTCTGTGACCGGTCACAAGCATCAAGGCACAACCGATCTCTACGCCTAAGCGTGACCGGACAGATTGCTCCAATTACCATGGCGACACAGAGCAGTCATCGATTGATGTCTGCTCTGTAGATTTACCCTCATTTGGAGATAGCAAAGTGCCCAATATTCCTGATCTTGCATGCGCATTCATCGACAACTTGACTCTGATTTCTCCCCCTCCCAGTGCAATTTGGCTTATAGGCTCATACGCCAATGATCGTGCCACTCTCAATTCAGATGTTGACCTGTTGGTTTTCGGGTCAGAGGCATTCCTCAACAGCCTAAAGCACCAAATTCCGGAATCACGAGATATAGACTGCTTTGTCGTCTTTAACGGTGTCGATTTTCGTAACCCCTGGCGACAGGATAGACAGGGCTCACTTAACAGATGGGAGTGGAAATGCGAGTCTGAGCGACTCAGCACATACAAAGGAACCTCATTTACTAAAAGTGATGATGAAGATGAGGCATACGTGGAAGAACGCATTGAACGTGCCGTTCTACTTTGGCCCATCTGAACCTTTAGATGCAATAAAGTTCAATGTCTTGTTCTTACTTCACCACCGGCAGCTCGCCGAGCTCGGTGGTATAGCGGGGGCTTAACTGCTCCCGCTTCATCATCCACTCCTTGGTGTCTCGTCCGCGGGCCGCGAAGTAGACCTTCCCCAACCGCCCCTGGTTGATCTTGTCGATGACCTGCATCAGCGCCTCGCTGCGCGGGGATTGCTGCTGTGCGGCGAACAGGTCGCCCTGCTGCATGCTGGCGGGGGTGAAGTCGGCCAGCATGACGCCCCCTTTCTGGTAACGCTGCTCGGCGCGCCAAATGCGGGGGAGCAATTCCGGGATCAAGGCCAGCAAGGCCCGAGTGTCATGAGTGGGCATCGCCAACTTGGTGCTCACCTGGTTGCCGTAATAGGGCTCCCGGTCGCTGAACGGGCTGGTGCGAATGAACAGAGTCACATGCCGGCAGCACATCCCCTCCCCCCGCAGCTTCTCGGCGGCGCGCTCCATGTAGCCGGCCAGCGCCTGGTGCATGGGGCCGATCTGGGTGATGCGCTCCCCGAAGGAGCGTGAGCAGATAATCTGCTGCTTGGCCTGGGCCTCTTGCTCCAGTTCGGCGCAGGGGATCCCTCGTAACTCCTGCACGGTGCGCTCGACCACCACGCCATACCGACGCCGCAAGCTCTTGGGATCGGCCGCCACCAGGTCGGCCACTGTCTTGATGCCCTGAGCCTCCAGCTTGGCGGTGAGCCGCCGGCCAATACCCCATATCTCGTCCACCGAGGTGATGGCCATCAGCTTGGCGCGGCGCCCTTCGTCCCGCAGATCGACCACCCCACCGGTGGCTGGCCACTTCTTGGCGGCGTAGTTGGCGAGCTTGGCCAGGGTCTTGGTCGGGGCGATGCCCACCCCGACGGTGAGCCCTGTCCACTGCTGCACCCGCTCGCGGACTTGGCGGCCATAGGCCACCAGATCACCGGCCCAGGACTCGCTCAGTTCGATAAAGGCCTCGTCAATGCTGTAGACCTCCACCGCCGGGGCCATCCCTTCCAGAATGCTCATCACCCGGTTCGACATGTCGCCATAGAGGGCGTAGTTGCTGGAGAACCAGATCCCGCCCATGGCCTCGAAGAACTGGCGGATCTGGAAGTACGGCACCCCCATCTTGATGCCTAGCGCCTTGGCCTCCACCGAACGGGCCACCACGCAGCCATCGTTGTTTGAGAGCACCACGATGGGCCTCCCCTTGAGGTCGGGCCGAAACAGCCGCTCGCAACTGGCGTAGAAGTTGTTCACGTCGACCAGGGCGACGGTGCAGTGCTTGTTCATGGGGTTGCCATCTTATGCACGACAAACGCCACTACCCCGAAAATCTCCAGCTCCTGCCCCTCACTGAAATGGATGGGCCGATAGGTCGGGTTACCCGGGAGCAGCGCCACCGTGGGTTCAAGCTGCAGCTTCTTCACCGTGAACTCGCCATCCACCGCGGCAACCACCACGCAGCCATGCAGCGCCTTGCGGCTGCGGTCCACGACCAGCAGGTCGCCATCGCGGATCCCGTGGTCGACCATGCTGTCACCGGCCGCCCGCACGAAGTAGGTAGCCGCCGGGTGGGCAACACACAGCTGGTTGAGATCGATAGTCTGCTCGGTGTAGTCCTGCGCAGGCGACGGAAAACCGCAGGCTACCGGGGAGAGGAACAGGGGCAGCTCCAACAAGGGAGCATCTGGGGTGGGTTGAGCAAACATACGGGGCATCTCGATTAACTGTATAAAAACACAGTATAGCAACCAACCCAGAGAGGATCACCGTTTAGCGTTTGGCTCCATCGACCACTCACACAACCAACATTTACAGAAAGAAAAATATTACAAGAATTTAAATACCATATAAGATAGATTAATTCATGACCACATATTGAACAGTGCATTTAGGTTTGATATGAGAGTAAAATCAACTCTTCTTACTTAAAATTGAAATATAAAACTTAATTGAAAATAACAAAAAACATATTTTTTATTTGGGTGAAATATGAAAAAATATCTTTATCTTAGTGAGAAATGGTACTGTGAAGCGTGGGTAAATGGTGGTGAGATCCCAATAAAACTTGCAAGCACATATTTAAGTGATGAGCGTAATGGAATCCTAACTCCAGATGAGAACCTAATTCATAAAAGTGAATATCCGGTACCTAGCCTGATGCAATATGGAATTTTAATCCAAGGGGTTAAAAACTTTACAATAACGAACTCATACCATGGAACCCAGAGAATCCCTGATATTATTGGCGCTGATTATTATAAAGAAGATGGATTGATACTATCTTTTTGTAATGTATTTAACCCTGAGATAGCAAAACGAATGGGAAAAGTTGCATGCGTTGAAATACTCGACATAAACACATTAAAGGATATTATAAGCAAGCAATTATCTTGCGATGTAATTGCGGATGATTGCAAATATACTAAAAACCACGAAAGAAATCACTTTCTCAAGTCAGTCAATGATGAATGGCAACATGAATATAGGTTGTTTTGGAAATTACTAGAAAATAAAAATGTAACATTACCACCTGATATAGCTAGAGTTGTGCCGTTGCCAGAAAAGTAAAGCACTGACAGAGAGACTACTAGGAGTGCGTGAAAGGAACTGACAGAAAGTGAAGGATCGGAAAGAGGATCTGAGGCTCGGCTCGCGGCCAGTGCTGGTGCAGGGCGCCATCGTCTGTCACCAATCTTTCAAGTGCATGGAAATCGACACATAAAGTGGGCAGGCGAGGCGGGGTCCCGATTGCGCGCCAGCGGTGCTGGCAGGGGTCGGCAGGCGGCGCCTGCCGCTCTGGGACGATGCTCGAGAATCAGTGAGTATGCTGGGCGCTGTTAGCGGGTAGATGCGGTAGCGGAGCACTCAAGCCGCCAGATGAGATACAAAACTAAGCCCCCTCAGATGAGGGGGCTTTTCTTACGCCATACGACGCACACAAACTCCAAGCGCTTGGTGTAACTCTAGCCTCGCCTATTCCGCCTGTACTGTCAGATCTGACAGTCGGTAGGGGTTGAAGCGGATAATCTCTTCCCCTGCCCAGTCATTGAGCGCCAGCAGGCTGGCCTTGATGCTGTCGATCTCGTTGATGTCGAACACCTGGGCGGCCTTGGTCACATCGCCGAAGCCGCCGGTACTGTTCGGCATCACCCCCATCAGCTGGGGCGGTACCCGGTGAGTCGCCAGCTGGTCATCCCGGCTCACGTTCTTGATGCTGAGAAAATCATCCTTGGCTGCCACCTCGGCCACCGGGATCAGCTTCACCCCGTCCTTGCTGCCGCCCGGGGTGTAGAGCAGCAGGTTGCGGAAGTTGCCGGGGCCCTTACTCTGGCGCAGCGCTTCTTTCAGCTTGGCGATATCCCCCTCGTTCTGCACCGCATCGGTGATGTGCATGATGAAGCCGGCATGGCTGCCGTTCTCGTAGTAGCGGCGGCGAAACAGGGTGGCCGACTCGTTGAGCAGGGTGGAGTTGAGCCCGCCGACATAGTCAGGGATGCCGTAGATCTCCTGGTTGATGTCGGCCTCCAATACATGGCCCACACGCCCCGCGGGCAGGGCCTGCTCCTGCCCTGGCTGGGCAATCCACCAATAGGCATCCAGATCCAGTCCGCGCCGAGTGTACTTGGCGCGCAGATGGTCATAGCGCAGCACCCCACCGATCCGGTTCTGCACCGCCTGCAGGTAGCCGTTGCCGAAGATCAGATAGTCCAGCGCCAGCCCGGTGAAACTGGCCAGGTTCAGCTTCGGATGGGGGATGAAGCACGAACGCAGGATGTTGCGTTTCACCTGGATGGCCGAGGCATGGTGCACCCCGGCCCGATAGACCCGCGATAAACCATTGAGCGAGAGCGGCGGCTCATACCAACGGCCGTTGTGCATCGCCTCCAGATAGTCGAACACCTCCCGCTGGGAGAGCACCGGTACCGGCTCACCAAAGCTGAACGCCTCGATGGCCTCGGCTCCGGGTTGTTGGGTCGCCGTCACCGGCGAGGTATGGCGCTGCTGGCGGCGCTTTGTCATGCGAAAATCTCCATCATGCTGGTATTAGCACCGGTGGCACCTGCCAGCGGCTCATGTAACAGGGCCTGCATCGTCGCCCAAGCGATGTCTGCGTGGCTGGTTTCTTCGGAGCGGCTGGCCTCAAAGGTCGGCATCTTGCCGCCTGCGGTCACGGCGCGGCGGATACTCATAAAGGCGGCCGCCAGATCGGTCCAGCCGCTGTCGAACTCCAGCCGCCCCTTGTTCATCACATCCTGCGCCTTCATCACCATCTGGATTTTCACGCTCGGGTTGTACTGGATGGCCGTCACCGCCGGATAGAACTGCTTCACCAGCTGATAAACCCCCTCCCCGATGCCAGTGGTATCGATACCGATGTACCCCACGTTGTAGCGATCGCACATGGCCCGGATGGCTCGCGCCTGGGCGTCGAAGTCCATACCGCTCCAGCGGTGGCGCTCGAGCACCCGGAACTTGCCACCAGGTACTGCCGGCGGGGCCAGTACGACACACCCTGCGCTGTCACTACCGACAGCGCCTTTGGCGGGGTCATAACCGATCCACACCGACCTGTTGCCCAGCGGGCGCAGGGCAAAGGGCTTGTAGTCGTCCCACAACTCCCAGCTGTCCACCATGCAGCGCTGCAAAGTCGCGAGCGGGAACACGCTGGACGTATCGTCCATGAACTCGCACATCAACAGGTTGCGATATTCCTCCTCGGAGTACTCGCCACGTAGCTGATCCAGGTCAAACAGGTCGCAGCCGCCGCGCACCGCATCCTCGACCGTGACGATCTGCCTCCACTGGCCATCGGCGCACAGCTTGCCGCCAGACAAATTGGCGTGGCTGAGGTCAATCTCGACCCGGTCAGCCTTGGGCTTGCCACGGTTGAAATTTTCCCCTGACCAGAACTTATAAGCGGGATGGGAGAGGCTGGACGGGGTGGAGATGTAGGTCTGGCGCCACTTCTTGTGCATCGCCATGCCCGACGCCACCTTGCGAAAATCCTGAAAACCATGGATCCAGAAATACTCATCCATGTAGATGTTGCCGTGATAGCCCTGAGCGGTGCGCGTATTGGTACCGAGAAAATACATGTGAGCCCCGTTCGGCAGCACCATGGGGTCGCCCTTGAGATCAACTCCCTCCTCTTTGGCAAACTGGATGATGTATTGCTTGAACATGTGGGCCTGCGCCTTGCTGGCCGACAGAAATATCTGATTGCGTCCAGTGACCAAGGCATCGATGAACGCCTCGAAGGCAAAATAAAACGTCGCCCCGATCTGGCGCGACTTGAGCAGGTCGCGGATCCGGTGCAGCTTGCCCGCCTCGTACCAGGTGCGTTGATAGCCAAACATGGTCGACTCGAATCGCTCGATTAACCGTTCCTGCTGCTCGGGCTCGACCACATTGCGCTCGGGCGTCTTCTTTGGCCCCTTGTTGCGGTTCGCCACCTTGGGATTGAGGTCGGCCTCATTGCCGCCATTGCTGTACTTGTTGACCCGGGCAATCCGCTCAAGCTGGCGGCCCAGCAGGTCAATCTCCTTGAAGTCGCCGCCGCTTTTCACATCCTTGGCAATCAACTGGCACATCCGCGATTCGATGGCGAAGTCGACCCGGTCAATGGGTTTGATGTCATCCCAGCCGTCGCGCTTCTTCCAGGTCGAGACTGTCCCCTCCGGCGTTTGCAGCAATTCAGCAATGGCGCGGAGCTGGTAGCCCTGAAAGAACAGGTGCATGGCCTGCCGTCTGGGTTCGATATGGGGGAAAACTAAGGGTGTTGTCGTCATGGCGCCAGTCTACCGACCCAAGCAAACCCTCTGACGCCCGCGCCAGTGTATCCGCCGTAGATACACTGGCCGCTGATTGCGCGATCCCGCCTGTCACCCAGACCATAACCGCGACATCACCATCCAATCACCAAAGGGATCCCAGCTCATGGCTAAGTCCAAATTTTTCCGTGTTGCCGTCGAAGGGGGCACGACCGATGGCCGCACCATCACCCGCGAATGGATTGAACAGATGGCCAAGCGCTACAGCCAGTCCACCTACGGCGCCCGGGTCAATATGGAACACATTCGAGGCTTCGACCCCAACGGTCAGTTCAAGATGTACGGCGACATCACCGCAGCCAAGACCGAAGAGGTCGACATGGAAGGTGAGAAGCGCCTGGCCCTGTTCGTACAGATCGACCCGACCCCTGAATTGGTCGAACTGAACAAGAAGCGCCAGAAGGTGTTCACCTCTGTCGAAATCCACCCGAACCTGAACGAGAAAGGCGCCTACCTGATGGGGCTGGCCGTCACCGACAGCCCGGCCAGCCTCGGCACCGAAATGCTCCAATTCTGCAGCAAGGCCTCGACCAACCCGCTGGCCGAGCGCAAACAGCACAAGGAGTGCCTGTTCACCGCGGCGCTGGAAACCGTCATCGAATTCGAAAACGAAGCCGACAAAGGCCCCGGCCTGCTGGAACGGGTCACCGCGCTGTTTTCCACCCACACGAAGCAATCCACCGCGGACTTAAGCGATGTGCATCAGGCCGTCGAGGCCGTGGCCAAAGAAGTGACCGCCATCGATAACGACCTGCAGAAGAAGTTCAGCGAGCAGGCCCTGACCATCACCGCACTGACCAGCCAACAGGAAGCCACTGCCAAGGCACTGGCCAACCTCACAGCCCAGCTGGAAGACCAGGAAGATTTCAGCCACAAACGCCAGCCCGCCACTGGCGCCCAAGGCACCACCATCGAAACCGATTGCTAAGGACCCCATCCATGCGTAATGAAACCCGCCAGAAGTTCAACGAGTTCACCGGCAAGGTAGCCAAACTCAACGCCATCACCAGCGCCATGGTGCAATTCAACGTGCAGCCCAGTGTCCAACAGACCCTGGAAACCAAGATGCAGGAGTCGGTCGCCTTCCTCGCCATGATCAACATGGTGCCGGTGGATGAACTCAAGGGGCAGAAAGTCGGCATCGGTATCAGCAGCACCATCGCGGGCCGAACCAATACCGATACCAAAGACCGCCAGCCCAACAACCCGGCCGCCCTGTATGACCACAACTACGAGTGCGCCCAGACCAACTACGACACCATGATCGGCTATGCCCAGCTCGATTCGTGGGCCAAGTTCCCTGACTTCCAGACCCGTATCCGCGACGCCATCATCACCCGCCAGGGACTGGATCGCATCATGATTGGCTGGCACGGCACCAGTGCGGCACCAGACACTGATCGCAATGCCAACCCCTTGCTGCAAGACGTCAACATCGGCTGGCTGCAGCACATTCGCACGGATGCCCCGGCCCAGGTCATGAGCGAAGGCATTGATGGCAGCGGCAAGATCTACGTGGATGCCGCCGACGGCGACTACAAGAACCTCGACGCCCTGGTGTTCGACGCCGTCAACGAGCTGATCAAACCCTGGTTCCAGGACGACACCGAACTGGTGGTCATCTGCGGCCGTAAGCTGCTGTCCGACAAGTATTTCCCCATCATCAACGACGCCAGCGACAACCAGAACAAGCTGGCCGGTCAGGTGCTCGTGAGCCAGAAGCAGATCGGCGGCCTCAAGGCCGTGCGCGTCCCCTTCTTCCCCGACAACGCCCTGCTGATCACCAAGCTCAGCAACCTCTCCATCTACTGGCAAGACGGTGCCCGCCGCCGCCACATTGAGGAAGAACCCAAGCGCAACCGTATCGTCAACTACGAAAGCTCCAACGACGCCTACGTGGTGGTGGATTACGACTGTGTCGCTCTGGTCGAAAACATCGTCATGGGGCCGAACCCGGCCCCCGGCGCATAAGGGGGTGACATGACTCCCGCTCGTCGACACCGCGAAAAAGCACTGGCCGCCCTGCAAGGGGCGGCCTCTCCTCAATTCGACCAGGTACGCGCCAACGCCTATGAACTCCAGCTGATGCAGTTGGCCGAACACCGCCGCACCCTCAAGGGCATCCAGAGCATCGAGCGCAAGATAGACGCCAAGCGCCCCATGCTGACCGTCTACAAACCTTGGATTGATGGCCTGTTGGCCGCCGACCGAGGCGGACAAGATGACGTCCTGGTCACCGTCATGCTCTGGCACCTCGACACTGGCGATCTCGAAGGGGCTTTCCCTATGGCCGACTACGTGATCCGCCATGGCCTCAGCACCCCGGACCGCTACGAGCGCACCGCCGCCACCATGATTGCCGAAGAGGTGGCCGACACAGCCATCAAGCTGCAAGAGGCAGGCAATGGCCCCATCTGCGGGTTGCTCTATACGTACCTCGGCCTGCTTGAACCCTGCGACATCTTCGACCAGGTGCGCGCCAAGCTGCACAAGGCCGTGGGCCGCGCCGCGCTGGCCGAAGGGCACAAGCCGCAAGCCGCCGAGCACTACCGCCGCGCCATCGAACTGCACGACAAGGTGGGCATCAAGAAGGAGCTCGAAGTGCTCGAGCGCGAGCTGAAAAAAGAACAAGGAGAGAGCCATGCCGCGCTATCGCAATAAACCGGTTGAGATCGAAGCCCTGCAATGGACGGGTCACAACCTCACAGAGATCCAAAGGCTCGTGAAGCCATGTCACCTGTTCTTTGACCAAGAGGGCATGAAGTTCCGCACTGCGATAGGAACGATACCAGCCAATATTGGCGACTTCATTGTCAAGGCAGTGGACGGTAGTTGTTGCCCTTGCCCTCCGAAATTATTCGCCGCCGTCTATGAGCGAGTCACACCAGAACAGCAGCCCGACGCCCAAGGCGGCGGCAGCTAACCGAGCGAACCCCGCACCCTGGGCGGCTCGGGCCTGACGAATGCGTTTCGCATACCAGACGGCCCGACCACCGCCCAACAAGCGGAGAAGGAACAACATGAGCACCGGATTCATTGCCAATGCACCAACTGCACCAGCCGAAGGAGAGATAACCTCCAACCCTTTCTGGCCGGCGATCTCGCTGTCTGATCTACGCGAAACCGTCCGGCTCGATGGCACCGTCACCACCGCACGCCTCACCCATGCAGTGATCGACGCCATCACCAGCGTCAACCGGGATCTGGCTGATTGGCGCACTGCCCGCCAGGACGAAGGCCACACCACTCTGGCCGCCGTGCCGAGCGAGCGCATCAACAACGAATCGGTGTACCTGCACAGCTACCGGCGCGCCGTCTATGCCATGGCCCGCGCCAACCTGCTGGAACGCTACACCGACTACAGCGCCACCGGTGACGGCGTCAAAGGGGCCGATGCCAAGATCGTGAGCTCTGACGACCTCTACCGGGATGCCCGTTTTGCCATCCGCGACATCCTCGGCACCACCCACAACACGGTGGAGCTGATCTGATGCAACTGCGCAGCCAACAGGGCGACACCCTCGATCTCATCCTGTTCCGGCACTACGGCTACACCGCAGGCATCACTGAGCAAGTGCTCAACCTCAACCCCGGTTTGGCCGCGCTCGGCCCCATCATCCCGACCGGGACCCTTATCACAATGCCAGCGGCCCCCACCCAGGCCGAGCAACCGCTGATCCAGCTATGGGACTGACCCATGAGAACACCGACATGAGCCGCCTCGACGACGAACTCGAACGACTGGCCGACATCAGCGAACAGAAAATCGCTGCCCGCATTCATGCCGCCCGCATCAGTGGCACCGGCCCTCACTACTGCATCGACTGCGAAAACCCCATCCCGCAGGCCCGCCGTGAAGCGATCCGGGGCTGCGAACGCTGTGCCGAGTGCCAGACCATCCATGAATTCCAAACCGCTCGCCATTACGGCGGCAAACGATAACAACAGGAGAGCACGATGCCAGAACCGATCTCATCCAGTGCAGCAACCAGCACCCTCACCGGTCTGGCGCTGCTGTCACTGTTCCCCGGCCTTGATATCGAAGTGGTACTGGCAGCATTCGCCGGAGCCATGGTATTCATCGCCACCACCACCGAACTCGGCAATCTGCGCAAAGCAGGGCTGTTTGTCGCGGCCTTCATCATCGGGATCCTCTTTGCCGATCAGGTAGCCGCCATCATGACAACCGTTCTACCTGCCAAGGCTGCCGGCAGCCCGCGTGCTATCGGTGCCTTGCTGGCATCGGCGATGGCCGTCCATTTGTTGCAATGGGCCTTGCGCAAAGCGCCGGAAGACCTGTTCAAACTCCGCAAAGGGGGCTGACATGCTGACCATCCTCTACGCCATGATCTGCGCCGCCATCGCCCTGCGACTGGCTACCTTCAACCGCAACGGGGGCGACTACCGCCCCCTGCCTGCCATGCTGGCATGGGTCATCACTGTGGCCGCCGGCTCCGTGCCACTGCGCGCCATGCTGGGTGCCTTGCCATCACCGGATCCCGCCGCTGTCCTGTTGGCCGCCGTGCTGCTCACTGCCCTGATCGGTTCTCGCGGCTCCGTCATGCGCCTGCTGCCACGCCGTCGCCAGCAACCGACCACCGCCAGCCACCTGAACGGGAGGTATCAACCATGAGTCTGAAAAAAGGGGATACCGGCACCACCGTAGCCGATCTGCAGCGTCGCCTGACCAAAGCCGGCTATCCGGTCGAGCCGGACGGCTGGTTTGGCGATGCCACCGAGCTCGCCCTGCTCGCCTTCCAGCGGGACTACATGATCACCGCCATCGGCCAGGCAGGCCCGCGCACCCTGGCCGCCCTGCTCGGCAGCGAGCGCGGCAACCAGCTGACCGTCAACCATATGCAGGCCGGTGCCGATCTGCTGGCCGTGCCACTGGCCATCATGGCCAGCGTCGCCCAGGTCGAGAGCATCGGCGAAGGTTTCACCGACGCCACGCGCCCCGTAGTGCTGTTCGAGCGGCATGTGTTCTACAAGCAACTCACCAAGCACCAGGGCAAGGCCACCGCTGACCAGATGGCCGCCAATTACCCCAACCTGGTCAACCCCAGGCGCGGCGGCTATGCCGGCGGCGCGGCAGAATGGGAACGGCTGCAACTGGCCCTCAGTCTGTGTCGGGTTGCCGCCATCGAGTCGGCCAGCTGGGGCATGTTTCAGATCATGGGCTACCACTGGCAGGCGCTGGGCTTTACCTCGGCCAGCGACTGGATGGGTGCCATGCAGCGAAGCGAGGTCGAACACCTCACAGCTCTGTGCCGCTTCATCCAACAAGACGCAGTCATGCACAAGGCGCTGCAGGGGCGAAAATGGGCCGACTTCGCCCGCCGCTACAACGGTCCCGCTTACAAAGACAACGACTACGACACCAAGCTGGCCAAGGCATACGACCACTTTGCCAAGGTTTACCAGGTGAAGGAGGTGGCAGATGCCTCGGCCTAAGTGCGGTCACTTGTCAGGGAAAACCTGCATCAAGCTGGGTGCGAAATGTCTGGAGTTGCGCTGGTTTGGTGGCTGCGTGGTCTGTCCGTTCAGAGGATGTGGCCAGAAAAAGCCGCAGCCAACCCCCCCCCCCGAGGAAACCGTAATGACATTACTGCGCTCCCCCATCACCTGGTTGCTGATCGCTCTGGCCATCGCCTTGGGCGGCTGGGGCTGGTCGGCCACCTCGGCCGCCACTGCAGCGGGCCAGGTCACCACCCTGCAAGCGGACCTCAAGGCAGCCGACGACAAGGCCAAAGAGGCCGAACATCGTGAAAAGCTCAAAGACGGGACTATCAGCACCCTCACCAGTGAGCTGGACACCCAGGCAACCGCTGCCGCACAGCTGCAGCGCCAGCTTGGCGATCTGACCATCACGGCCGCGACTCGCGCCGACACAATCAAGAGGCTCAAACGTGAAAATGCCGAGCTCCAAGCCTGGGCTGATAGCCCTCTGCCTGATCCTGTTGTCAGGCTGCTCCAGCGCCCCGCCCTCACCGGCGCCGCAGATTATCAGGCTTACCTGTCAAAGCCTGACACCCTGCCAACTGCCACCGGCCAACCCGGCCAATAACGGCGATCTACTCGACCAGCTGACCCAGACCGAGGCCGCCTGGGCCAGCTGCGCCGCCCAGGTCGACAGCCTTATCGCCTGCCAACAACGAAACCCGAACGGGAGGGAATATGGAAAAACCAAAACAGATCCGTGAGGTGCTGACCCGCTGCGTGCCGCACCTCAAGACCAATCCGGACAAGCTGCACATCTTCATCGCCCCGGGCAATGTCGAAAGCACCGGCGCCCGCTCGCTCTCGTTCGAGTGGCAATACCCGCTCACCATCGGCATCGAGGACTTTGCCGGTCACCCGGATCAGATCATGGTGCCGCTGCTGGCCTGGCTGCGCCAACACCAGCCCGAACTGATGACCAACGACGAGCTGCGCAAGGATGGCATCACCTTCGAGGCCGAATACCTCGCGAGCGACCTAATGGACCTCATCATCACCGTCAAGCTGACCGAGCGGGTTCGCGTGTGGCAGAACGAACAGGGGATTGGCTGGGAGCACCTGCCGGAGCCGCCAGAAGACCCCTACGACGGCATCACCTGGGAATTGTTCCAGCACGAGGACAACTGACGATGGCCGCCGACGACCTGAGCCGCCTGACCAGCTGGGCCGATGGCCTGCTGGTCAGCATGGAACCCGCCGCCCGCCGCCAATTAGCCGAGGACATGGCGCGCAAGCTGCGAGACAGCCAAGCCAGTCGGATCCGGGCCAACATCCTGCCAGATGGATCCCCCATGGCCCCCCGCAAGCCTCAGCCCAAGTTGAAGAAAGGCCGGGGAAGATTGCGCCACAAGATGTTCTTCAAAATCAGCAATAAAACCTGGCTCAAGGCCCGAGCCAGTGAACATCAAGCTGTGGTCGAGTTTGTCGGCACGGCCAATCGCATTGCCACCATTCACCAATATGGCCTCAAAGACCGTATCAAGGGTCGTGAGATTTCATACCCGGTGCGGGGGCTGCTTGGCATTACAGCACAAGAGTACGACCAGCTCGAAACCACCTTGCTCGCTCACCTCACCAACGGGTTGTAATCATCGCGGCCAGTGTATCCACCGTGGATACACTGGCCGCAACTCGCCTTGCCTGCCATTGCCCAAAACAATGGCCCCATGCAACCGACCCCGACTGAACTCCAACGCCTGATAGACAACCTGATCCGCATCGGCACCGTCACCGCCGTGCGCTCCGGGGAATGTCGCGTCAAGACCGGCGACCTTGAAACCAACTGGCGGCCCTACGCAGCAGCGCGGGCCGGGAAGAATCGCACCCGCAGTCGCCTCTCCATCAACGAGCAGGTACTGCTGCTGTCGGTCAGCGGCGATCTGCGTAATGCCTACATTGTCGGCCCCATCAATTGCGCCGCCTTCCCCGAACCGCTGGCGAATGATGACAACCCGGATCTCGACCGCACCGAATACAGCGACGGCGCAGTGATCGAATACAACCCGCAAACCGGCGAGCTCAATGCCAACGGCATCATGGCGGCCAGGATCAAGGCCAGCGTCAGCGTGACCTTCGACGCCCCCAAGGTCATCTGCACCAACCTGCTGCAGGCCAAGCGGGTGATGAGTGAAACCGCCAAAGTCGGTGCAGTCGAGGTCACCACCCACGGCCATGAAAATGTACAACCAGGCAGTGGCCAGTCAGGGGGCCCGATATGAACTGGCTCGGCATGAACGCTGCCAGCGGGCGCACCATCAGCGCCACCGACCACATCATCCAGTCGGTGCGCGACATCCTCATCACCCCGGTGGGCTCCCGCGTCATGCGCCGCGACTACGGCAGCGAGCTGTTTTACCTCATCGACCATCCCCAGCATCAGGCGACCCGCCTGCGCCTGATGGCTGCCACCGTGCAGGCCCTCATCAACTGGGAACCCCGCATTACTATCACCCGAGTCGATGTGCTAGGCGGCGACATGAATGGCGCCCTCACCGTCGAACTCACCTGGCAGCGCAAAGATGGCGGCGCGCCGGAATCTGCCAGCTTCACCATCCCAACCGGAGCCGTCCAGTGAGCACCATCACCCTCTCCCAACTGCCCCAACCCGATGTGATCGAGCTGCTGGATTACGAAGCCATCTTGGCCGAGCGCAAGGCGTATCTCATCAGCCTCTATCCGACAGACCAACAAGCCAGCATCACCGCCACCCTGGCGCTCGAGTCCGAGCCCATCACCAAGCTGCTGCAAGAGAATGCCTACCGGGAGCTGATCCTGCGCCAACGCATCAACGATGCGGCAGTGGCCAACATGCTGGCGTGGGCCAAGGGGAGCGACCTCGACAACCTGGTGGCCAACTGGAATGTGCAGCGCCTCATCATCCAACCGGGTGACCCCATCGCCAGCCCGCCGGTACCGGAAATCAAAGAAGATGACGAAGCCCTGATCCTGCGCGCGCTGATGGCGTGGGATGGCCTCAGCGTAGCGGGCCCGACGGGCGCCTATGAATATTTTGCCCTCTCGGCAGACGGCAAGGTGGCTGACGCCAAAGGATCCAGTCCAGCCCCTGCAGAGGCACTGGTCACCATCCTCAGCACTGAAGGGGACGGCAGCGCCGACGCAGCGCTGATCACCAAGGTCACCCAAGCCCTGAGCCATGAAGACAAGCGCCCTGTAGCCGACCGGCTCACCGTGCAGAGCGCCGGCATCATCCACTACACCATCACCGCCAAGCTGCACATCAGCAGCCAGGGGGCAGAGGGTGACGTGATCCTGCTGGCAGCCCGTGACAAGCTCGCCGCCTTTATCAACCCGCGTCGCCGCATCGGGGTAGAGGTGCCGCGCTCTGCCATTGATGCCGCCCTGCACGTGCAGGGGGTAAGCAAGGTTGACCTGATAGGCTGGGACGACATCATCCCCAGCGCCACCCAAGCCGCCTACTGCACCGGCTTCACGGTTGGGCGAGCCCTATGAATACTCTGCTGCCGCCCAGCACCACCCGCACCGAACGCAACCTGGCCACGGCGGGCGCAGCCGCCCAGCTGTTGCCGATCCCGTTTCGCACGCTCTGGTCACCCTGGACTTGTCCCGCTCACCTGCTGCCCTATCTGGCTGCCAGCTGGAGCGTCGATCGCTGGGATGACAAATGGCCAGAAGCCACCAAACGCCAGGTCATCGCCAACAGCTACTTTGTGCATAGCCGCAAGGGCACCATCGGAGCCATTCGTCGGGTGGTGGAACCCCTCGGCTTTCTGATCAAGGTGCTGGAGTGGTGGCAAGAAACCCCACATGCCACGCCAGGCACTTTCAAGCTCGACATCGGCGTACTCGACACCGGTATTACCGAAGCCATGTACCAGGAGCTGGAGCGGCTGATTGCCGACGCCAAACCCATGACCCGCCACCTGACCGGCCTTGCCATCAGCATGGAGACCCGCGGCCCGCTCTATCTTGGGGCCGCTTGTTACCTCGGCGACGAGCTGACCATCTACCCCTACAGCCCCGAAGCCATCGAGATCCACGGCCAGCAGTGGCACGGCGGCATCCTGCACACCATCGACACCCTCACCATTCAACCGCAACCGACAGGAGGTGCCGCTTGAGCGCCATCTATTTCGCCATCCCCACCCAGGCGGGGCAGGCCAAAATCGCCAACGCCATCGCGCTGGGGATCCCGCTGAAAATCACCCACATGGCGGTGGGCGACGGCAACGGCCAGCCGGTCACCCCCAACCCGGCACAGAACACCCTGGTGCGCGAGCAACGCCGCGCCCCACTCAACACCCTGTTTCAAGACCCGCTCAACCCGGCGCAACTGGTGGCCGAGCAGATCATCCCTGAGACCGTTGGCGGGTGGTGGATCCGTGAAGTGGGCCTGTTCGATGACAGCGGCACCCTGATTGCCATTGCCAACAGCCCGGACACCTACAAGCCTCAGCTGTCGGAAGGTTCAGGCCGCACCCAGACCATCCGCATGGTGCTGATCGTCAGCGACACCAGCGCGGTAGAGCTCAAGATTGACCCGTCCGTGGTGCTGGCCACCCGCAAATATGTCGATGATGTGATGAAGCTGCACCGAGAGGGTCGAGATCATCCTGCGAGCACTAAAACGGAAAAGGGCATGCTTCGGCTGGCCACTGAGGCAGAAGCCATCGCCGGTGAACGGGAAGATTGCGCCGTGGCCCCCAAGCAGATGCGGGCCGCTATGGAAGCCCTGCTCGATGCTGTTTTACCCATCGGCCAGTTCATTTACTACGATGGTCCGACCGTACCGAACGACCGATTCATTGTCTGGAAAGCGCAAGCCTTTGACATGTTGATGTACCCCAAGCTGGCCGCCAAATACCCATCGGGTCGTTTGCCCGCAGACCTGCGTGGCGAGTTCATTCGCGGTGCCGACGAGGGCAGAGGCATTGTGAATGGGCTGCTCCCACTGATGAGCAAACCGGATCAGACTCGCGCCCATACTCACCAGTTTCAAAACCGTTTCGGGGCAAACCAGATTGCCCTGACATCCATTGATGGGCGCATAGGCACAACGGCCCTGCAGCCCGTCGATAACGACTCGGTGCACGTTGCCACCGTACCGATGGCCGGTGCGGCCTCGTTTTCCATTGCCGTTGCCGCGTCTGGTGGGTCAGAAACGACGCCACGCTATGTCGCTGCCCTGATCCTGTGCCGAGCCAAGTAAGGAGCCACCATGATTGAAATTGACGAAAAGGGGTTTGCCACATCATCAGGTGTCATGACAGTGCATCGTATCAGTGATACGACCCGCGAATGGTTGGGCCCCCATGATGAATACATGAGCATTGGCACCGGCTTGGCACGAGGTAGCTACCTGACTGGGCCAGATGAACTTGTTGCACTCGGCTGCGTGTGGTGCAGGGCTCTGGATGACAGTGGTTGGCACCAGGTTGAAGACCACCGCGGGAAACTGGCCTACGACACAGCAACCAGGGCTGCGAGCGAACTTACGGCACTTGGCCCTGTGCCAAAGACGCATACCCTGCTGGTACCCGCTTCGCCATTCGACCGCTGGAATGGGCAAGCATGGGAGCTGGATGAGGCGGCTGAGCTGCAAGCAAAACTGAGTGCGGCACAATCCGAACAATCCAGGCGTATCGCCGTCGCCAGCCAGCAAATCGCCATCATCAGCCCAGCCGTCGACGGCGGCTACGCCAAGCCGGAGCACACCCAGCTGCTGGCAGACTGGCAGCGCTATCGCTACGGTCTGACGCTGATGTCAGAGCAACCCGACTGGCCTGGATCACCGCAGTGGCCCACCGAGCCGGCCAAGCTCATCTAGCAGCACCATCACGACACACCCCGCCCCGTGCGGGGTGTATTGTTACCGCCGCCGCTTGCACTCTTGTCACCGCCGTTCCAGTGTATCCACGCCAGATACACTGGCCGCCGCTCGCCTGCCATCCCCTGCCACTGCATCCTGACCCTGCTCGCATCACATGCACCAAGCTCCGTCCGGACAACAGGAGAACCTATGGCACTGGACCAATTTCACCACGGCGTACGCGTCGTGGAAGCCAACGAAGGCACCCGCACCATCCGCACCGTCGCCACGGCGGTGATCGGCATGGTCTGCACCGCCGCCGATGCGGATGCCGCCTACTTCCCGCTCGATAAGCCGGTACTGATTGCCAACTTGCCGGCGGCCATTGCCAAAGCGGGCAGCGAGGGCAACCTCAAGAAGTCGCTACAAACCATCTATGACACCGTCAACACCATCGTCATTGCCGTGCGCGTGGCGGATGGTGCTGACGCGGCCGCCCTGACCAGCAATATCATCGGTACCATCAAGCCCAATGGCAGCTACACCGGCCTCAAGGCGCTGGAGCGGGCCGCCCCGATGACCGGCATCAAGCCGCGCATCCTCTGCGTGCCGGACAACTGCACCTTGCCGGTGGCTACTGCGCTGGGTGGTGTGGCCAAGAAGCTGCGCGCCTTTGCCTACGTACCGACCATCGCCGACACCGTCGAGGCGGCCCTGGCCTACCGCGAAAACTTCGCCAGCCGCGAACTGATGCCGATCCATGGTGACTGGACTGCGTGGGACGTTGCGGCCAATGCCAGCGTCAAGCTCGATGCCTGCCTCAAGGCCGCCGCCATGCGGGCACTCATCGACAAGGAAATCGGCTGGCACAAGACCCTGTCGAACGTCGGTGTGACCGGGGTGGACGGCATGACCAAAGCGCTGTTCTGGGATCTGCAAGACCCCGACACCGAGGTCGGCCTCCTCAATGCCAACGAGATCACTGCTCTGATCCGTGCCGACGGTTTCCGTTACTGGGGCAACCGCACCTGTTCCGATGACCCGCTGTTCGCCTTCGAGAACTACACCCGCACCGCCCAGATCCTGGCCGACACCATGGCCGAGGCGCATATGTGGGCCAACGACAAGCCCATGACCCCCACCCTGGTGAAAGACATCATCGAGGGCCTCAAGGCCAAGGGCCGCGAACTGGTGACCGGTGGATACCTGCTCGGCTTTGACTGCTGGTACAACGAAGAGCTCAACGACAAAGACACTCTTAAGGCCGGCAAGCTGCGCATTGATTACAACTACACCCCGGTACCGCCGCTTGAAGACCTCGGCTTCCAGCAGCGCATCACCGACCACTACCTCATCGACTTCGGCGTCCGCGTCGCGGCCGCAGCATAAGGAGTAACCATGGCACTGCCACGCAAACTCAAACACGGCAATATCTTCATGGATGGCGAGAATTGGATAGGCGTCGCCGAAGACTTCACACCGGCCAAGCTGAGCCAGAAATTCGAAGCCTATCGCGGCGGCGGCATGATGGGCGCCGCCAACATTCACATGGGGCTGGAAGATGGCGCCCTCGACACCTCCTTCACCTTCGGTGGCGCAGAGGCGGCCCTGGTCAAGCGCATGGGCCTCGCCAAGATTGACGGCGTCGCCCTTCGCTTCGCCGGCTCATTCCAGCGCGACGACACCGGCGAAGTGGTCGCCGTCGAAATCGTCCAGCGCGGCCGCTTCAAAGAGCTCGACCGGGGCACCTTCAAGAGCGGCGACAACTCCCAGAGCAAGGTCAGTATGGTCAACACCTACTACAAGGAGACCATGAACGGCGTTGTTCTTTGCGAAATCGATCTGCTCAACATGATCTGGATAGTCGATGGCGTCGACCTGATGGCCGAGCACCGCAAAGCCATCGGCCTCTAACCCACCCAAAAACCCAACGGGCGGTCAACAGCCGCCCTCACCACATCAACATCAGGAACAAGCACCATGGAAAACAAGACCGTAACCCTCGACCAGACCATCCAGCGCGGCGACACCACCATCACCGAAGTACAGCTGCGCAAGCCCAAGGCAGGCGAAATGCGCGGCCTCAACATGGCCGACGTGCTGCAGATGGACGTCAACGCTCTCACCAAACTGCTGCCCCGTATCACCACCCCGATCCTGACCGAAGCCGAGATCGGCAACCTGGACCCGGCTGACTTGCTGCAGCTGGGTAGTGAGGTAGCCGGTTTTTTGATGCCGAAGAAAATGGGTTACCTGGCTGCGTAGATGACCTGATGGCAGAGATTGCCATCATCGCCCACTGGCCGCCGTCCGACATGGCGGCCATGGAAATCAGCGAGCTGATGGGCTGGCACCAACGCCTCGTTGAGATTCACAACCGCATCAACGGGGCAGAAGAACAATGAACCCTCTCAAACTTCAAATCCTGCTCGGGGCGGTCGACAAGCTCACCGCCCCCCTCAAAGCAGTCAGCGGCCAGAGCCGCACGACAGCTCAAGACCTGCTCGTCACCAAGAAGCGCATCAAAGAACTGGAAACCCAAAGCAGCCAGATTGACGGCTATCGCACCCTAGGCCGCCAGATTGGCGCCACCCGCGCCCAACTTAACCAAGCCCAGCGTGATGCCCAGCAGATGGCCCAGCAGTTCGCCAAGGTAGAGCAGCCGACCAAGGCCATGACCCGCGCTATGGAGCAGGCCAAGCAGAAGGTGCGCGACCTCTCCCAGCAAGAGCGTGAAATGGTCGCCCGTCACGGCAGCCTGAAACGGGCCATGAACGAGGCTGGCATCAACACCAAACAGTTGGGGGATCACCAGCGCCGCCTCAAGACTGACCTGGTAGCCGCCAACGGCCAGCTCGATCAGCAGCGCGCCAAGCTCGGCCAGCTGGCTGACCAGCAAAAGCGCCTCAACCAGGTCAAAGCTAACTACCGGCAGACCCAGGAGCTGCGTGGCCAGATGGCAGGCCACGGCGCCACCGCCATCGCAGCCGGTACCGCGATCGGCATGCCGGTTTACAGTGCCATCAAGGAGTATTCCAGCTTCGAGGATGCCATGAAGGGAGTGGCCAAGCAGGTAGATGGCGCCAGAACAGATTCTGGGGAGCTCACCTCCGTCTACTACGACATGGCCAAAGAGATAAAGGCAATTTCAGAAGAGCTCCCCCAGCTCAACGGCGCAATCGACATCGCAGCCCTGGTTGAAGGGGCCGCCCGCATGGGGGTGCAAGGTAAAGACAACTTGCTCAACTTCGCCAAAACCGCCGCCAAGGCGGCCACCGCCTTTGAGCTGCCAGCCGGTCAGCTCGCCGAAGACATGGGCAAGATTGCCAACCTCTACAAGATCCCCATCGGCAACATCGAACAGCTCGGCGATGCCATCAACTACCTCGACGACAACGCCCAATCCAAGGGGGCAGACATCATCGACGTGCTGCAACGTCTGGGGGGCGTCGCCGACAAGCTCGACTACCGAAAAGCCGCGGCGCTGGGCTCCACCTTCCTCAGCCTGGGGGCTGCCCCAGAGATCGCCGCCAGCGCTTCCAACGCCATGGTGCGCGAGCTATCCATTGCCACCATGCAGAGCAAACGCTTCCAGGCTGGCATGCAGGCGATCGGCCTGAAATCGACCGACGTGGAGAAAGCCATGGCCACCGACGCCATGGGTACCATCACCAAGGTGCTGGAGAAAATCAAAAAGCTCAAAGCAGAAGACCAGCTCAGGGTCACCACCCAGATATTCGGCAAGGAATACGGCAAAGATGCGGCCAAGCTCTCCAACAACCTGGACGAGCTCTATCGCCAGCTGAAACTGGTGAATGCCGAGAAATCGAAGGGCTCGATGCAACGTGAATCCGACATCGACAAAGACTCGCTCTCATCCCAATGGCTGATCCTGCAGGCCGGGATAAAGAACGTGAAGGCAGACCTTGGCGAGCTGCTGCGTGGCTCCCTGATGGACATCATCAAATTCACCAAAGAGATCGTCGCCGGTACCCGGAACTGGGTTGAAGCAAATCCCGAGCTGGCGAACACCCTGGTCAGGATTGCGGCCGTGACATCCATCATCGCCATTGCACTGGGCGGGCTGTCGTTGACCATCGCAGCCCTGCTTGGTCCACTGGCCATCATGAAACTCATTTTTGGAGTGTTAGGGATAAAGGGCACGGTATTGGGCACCGTGCTTAAATGGCTACTGGCTCCGTTCAGGCTATTGCTTGGTGTCGTGCGCTTGTTGACTGGTGCATTTATCCGAATGGGCATCGCTCTGCTCACCAACCCACTCACCTGGCTCATCGGACTAGTCGCCGCCCTCGCCTATGGTGCATACCTGCTCTACACGAATTGGGATGGGGTGTCCGCATGGTTTACCGAACTCTGGGCCAAGTGCAAGGGCCCTGCGCTGGCTTGGTGGGAGCTGGTCAAAGAGCTGGCCAGCTGGACGCCTATCGGCTTGTTCATGACCTCATGGGACAAGGTATGGCTCTTCTTCGACACCCTACCAGATGGCGCAGTCAATAAGGGCAAAGCCATCGTGCAGGGACTGATTGACGGCATCACTGCCAAGTGGAAGACCCTGATGGATAAAATCAAAGCTTTCACCCAGTACCTGCCGGACTGGTTCACCGGCGGCAACGTCACCATAGGCCAAGACAAAACCCAAGGCCAGAGCTACCTCACCGGTAACTACAACCAGCCAGCCATGGCGGGAGGTTACAGCTACGGCCCCCGCATTGTACCGACACAGGTCCCCAAACCAGTCGCAGCCAAGGGGGGGAACTCTACTACCCATCATCAGTGGACCATCGTGCAGCAGCCAGGGGAATCACCTGATGATCTCGTTCGCAAGATTGACCAGCGGCTAGACCAGCGCGATCGGCAGGCCGCCGCCCGTGCCCGCGCTACTCTCGGCGATCGCAACTAAGGAGCAACCACCATGATGATGACCCTGGGCTGGTTCGTGTTTCAGCGCTCGACCGTTGCCCCCCTCTCCCAGCAAGACGAATGGGCATGGCGCCACCCGGGCAACAACCGGGTCGGCGCCCGCCCTGCTTACCAGTTCCTCGGCCCTGACGACGAAACCAGCACCTTTAGTGGGGAGCTATACCCAGAGCTGACCGGCGGCCCAGTCTCCCTCGATATGCTGCGCCAGATGGGTGACAGCGGCGAAGCCTTCCCCCTGATCCAGGGCGATGGTGTGATGCGCGGCTCCTTCGTCATCGAGGGCATCAGCACCACCCGCACCGAGTTTTTCCAAGATGGCGCCGCCCGCAAGATAGAGTTCAGCATCAAGCTCAAGCGGGTGGACGACAACGACAACTCCTTGGGCAGTACCCTCCTCAATCGCACCGCGGGTAATCTGTTTGGCCGCCTCGGAGTGGGCAAGCTGATCGGCAGTATCGGCAGCAAACTCGGGGGGATCCTCTGATGGGCGCCTTCGACCAGTTCGGCAGTCGCCTGGCCGAGAATCTGGGCATTACCAACCCACTCGACGCCCAGCGCCAAGGTCACCCGGTGCCGGTTTACCAGGTACTGGTCGATGGTAAAGACATCTCAGCAGCCATTCGCCCGCGCCTGATGTCGATGACCATCACCGATAACCGGGGCTTCACCGCCGACACCATCGAGATCACCCTCGACGATAGTGACGGTCAGCTCGACATGCCGCGCCGGGGTGCCACCCTGCGGGCCCTCATCGGCTGGCAAGGTAGCGCCTTGGTCGACAAGGGGACCTACAAGATCGATGAAGTGGAACACGGCGGGGCCCCGGACGTGCTCACCATCAGGGGCAAATCGGCCGACCTGCGCGGCGGCATGAACAAGCTTCGCGAACGCAGCTGGCACCAAACCACCATCAGCAGCATCGTCGACCAGGTCGCCGCACCCTACCAGCTCACCCCCTGCGTGGGTGACTCCCTCAAGGGCCAGCTGATCGACCACATAGACCAGACCAACGAGAGCGATCTCGCCTTCCTAACCCGGCTGGCGGGGCAGTGTGATGCCATCGCTACAATCAAGTCTGGCCGCCTGATGTTCATCAAGGCAGGCCAGGGCACAACTGCCAAGGGCCAGCCGCTGCCGCCCGCCACCATCACCCGCAGGGACGGCGATCAGCACCGCTTCTCCGTGGCAGACCGCGACGCCTACACCGGCGTGACGGCTTACTGGCAAGACAACAAGGCAGCCGAGAAAAAGAAAATCGAAGTGAAGCGCAAGAAGAAGGCCAAACCGAAACCGGAGCGGCCACTGCCACCGGGTGTCGTCGTCAACAAGAAGGGACACGAACTGCTGGTCGGCGACAGCGAGAACGTCAAAGAGCTGCGCCATGTTTACGCCAACCAGACCAACGCCATGCGGGCCGCCCGTGCAGAGTGGGAACGGATCCAGCGCGGGGTGGCTGAGTTCGACATCACCCTGGCCAAGGGCCGACCTGAGTTCTACCCGGAGCAACCCACCACCGTCAGCGGCTTCAAACCCGACATCGACGCCGCCCCCTGGTTGCTCACCCAGGTGGTGCACGACCTCACCAACCAGGGCTACACCAATCGCCTACAACTCGAAGTGAAGTTAGAAGAGCTGCCAGAATAA